CTACATTTTTGAAAACTCATTGTTAATTATATCCATTGCTGCTGATTCATAATCGTCTAATACACTTGTGTAAGTATTTAATGTAATTGTAATATCATTATGCCCTAACAGATTTTGAACGATTTTTATTGGTACATTACTTTCTACAAGTCTTGTGGCATAAGTATGTCTCAATGTATGTGAACTAAACATTCTGACATTTGCTCTTTTACATATTGAACGAATAACTTTATTTACTGATTGCGTAGCGATAGGTTTATTATTTTCTTTGTCAAAGAAAATGAGTTGTTCTTCATTAGGAGTATAATTTTCAACTGCTCTTTTTAAATATTTTTCAAGTTTAACATTTATAGGGATTTTACGCATACCACTTTTAGTTTTTGTATGTTCAACCCTAAAGGCACTATAATTTTTTCCGTTTTCGATAGTTCCACAAATATTAATCTTTTTATTTTTAAAATCCACATCAGAAAGACGTAAAGCGTTAATTTCTCCCATTCTCATGCCCGAATACAATTCAATAAGTGGTTGCAAGTTTTTATTTGAAGTATTACCTAATGAAGGGATATAGTTTTCGGCTACTTCGGTAAACCTTTTTTGTTCCTCAATTGTCAATGGAATTACCACTTTGTCATTTTTTCTTGATTTAGGATTTTTAATATTGTAAACAACAAACGGATTATTTTCAATAAGTCCTTCGTTATATGCAGCAGTGACATTTCTTCGTAAAACACAACATATTTTTTTTATAGTTGAATTTGAATATCCGTAATCGACCAAATAACGAAAAAAAGAATTAATTATGTTTTTATCAATATCTTTAATTTTCACTTTTGCAATACAGTGCTTTTCTATCATTTTTAGTGTTTCAATACGTCTTAAATATGACGATTCTTGTATGTTATTGAGTGCATAATCGTTTTCTGCTTCTTCTCTTATTACCTGAGCAATAGTTTTATTTTTATTGGTTGACGCAAAATCGTTTTCTTGTGATAATAGAAAATCATCAATTTTACTTTTCACCTCGTTTTTGCTTGAGCCATATACAGTTTTTCTTTTTTTGTTTCCTGTTATTTTATCAATATACGGAATTCTTGCATAAAAGATATTTTTATCATTTCTAAATAAAATATTTGGATACTGATTTTCCATAAACATCCTCCTTAGTGTTTAAGGTATTTTCTCCAATATCTACTGTCTTTTTTTGAACGTCTAACATCAAAATATTTCAATAAAGCATTAGCTTCAACTATGTAAGTTTTGCCGTAATCACACGCAGGAAATTCTGGATCATTGAATAATTTTTTTACAGTAGATTTACTCATTCCGGTTACACGTGCAACATCTTCTTGTGTGAAGAATTTAATGTTTGATGCTTTTTCGTTTGCATTTTGAATAGTAGATAATTTTTCAATTATATCATCAAGCAATATATTATATTCATACAACTGAGTATAATTTAAGTCTTCAGGCATAATGTTATCCCTCCTTATTAATTGTCTAAAGACTAATTATTTACTTGACAAATTTAACTTAGCGCACATTAAATTAAATATCAAGATAAATTTTAGTCTACACTCTATATATCGTGAATATTTGATAAAAATTCGCAAAGTGGTCGCAAAATTAACAAATAATTAACATTTTTAATACAAAAAAGAGGACCAAAAAATGGTCCTCATAAATAACACTTAACATTAGAACAATTGTAAAACAGCATTAACAGCTTGAGTTGTTGCAGTTGATTTGTTAGCTTTTAAGCCTGATGTCAAAGCATCTCTCAATGCGTAAATAACCGTTTGAACCCATTCACAAAGATATTTAAAAACAATTTTTGTGAAGTCTAAAATATAGCTCCACAAGTCTGCTGCCGATATTCCCATAATAATTGCAATAAGTATTAAAATAAAGAGAATAAAAAGACCTGAATGATTACGCATAACAATGTATCTCCTTTCACCTATAAAGGCAGTGCTGTTTTACAGTTTAATTAAAACAAAAAGTGGAGCAATATTGCTATTGCTCCACTTAACTGTTATAAATTAAAAACTATAAATTAATTACATATATAATATAACGCATATTGTAAATATTGTCAACGCCTTATATTATTTAACTTTAACAGTTTTTGTTTTTGAATATTTGCTAATAACCTTTGTGCCTTTAACACTTTTATATGTAGCTAATTGAACATAGTATTTTTTGCCCTTCTTAAGACCTGAAATACTCTTTTTTGTCTTTTTATTTCCTGATACATACATAGTTTTAGCTTTTTTCATCTTTGAGTTTGTTGAATACTTAACAACATATCCCGAAGTGTTAGATTTTTGCTTTTTCCACTTAACAGTAAAACCTTTTTTCTTAGCTGTAATTTTTGAAACAGATGTGCCCTTTGGAGCAATATAATAAGATAATTTAACTGTTTTGTAATTATATGCACTTCCAAAAGACACAGTTACCGTATATTTACCAATTGATTTTTTATTACCACTTATAGAAGTAACATAGGCTGTATTTGATATTCTGTTTCCTTCTGAATCATAAGCAATTACAACAGGTGTTTGAACTTTGCCATTATAAGTGAATTTTTTCTGACTGAGTTTTACACTTTTAAGTGATGCAACATTATAATCCCTGTCGGAATAATCACAATATAAACATTCAATATAATTATACGAACTATATTCAATTGTTTTTAGTGTGTGGCTGTGAGGAGCAATTGTCAATGCAATTGTCTGTTCGGCATAGCCGCACTCAGCGTTTGCATAAGAAGCAAGATTATAAAGTGAATCATAAAGTTCAATATAATAAGTCTGACCTGCAGTTAATTGACAAGCTGTTTTTGTTTCAAGTGTATATTCACTGGTAACAGCAGATTTAATGCTTTTACCGTAAGAATCTTTTACGTTAATAATTACACCCGGTGTTTTACCTTCTTTGTAAGTTGAGTTTTCATAGCCTGTTGCAGAAAATTCATAATATCCTGTTTTGTTCGGAACAAATGAAAAATATTTTTCATTTAAAGTTACAAAATCTTTATAAGTACCGTCAGGATAGCCGTACTTGAATGTTGTATTTGTAGTACCGATGCCTATGCTTTCTGCTGTTTTAACAGTATTATAACTTGATGCAAAAGCAGTTACTGTTGTTGTAGATAAAGCCATAATGGCAGCCAATACAACCGAAAGTATTTTAGTAAATCGTTTCATCACTTGTTTTCCTCCGTACTGGCATTTGATTCATCTGTGGTTGTTGGTTGGTTTTCATTATTGTTGTTTAAATTCAAGATATTAAAATTTGAATTTTTTATAATTTGATTTGAGTATTCATTAAGAATTGCCATATTAAATTGTTTACCGATTAAACCGGCAGAAGGGCGAGCCACTGTAATATAGCCTTCATTACCATTTTTTCGGGTGAAATATTCTCTTGGATATTGAATATTCACTTCTCCACGATTTTCGTTAACATGAATGTTTCTGATTACGATTCCACCATATTCAATGGTTGCAATACCCCTAAGTGGGTTATTTCGTCTCGGTCTGACTAAGCTGACGTTACATTCAAACGGAAGTAATACTTCCACATTTTCTTTTGAATCTGCTGATTGAGCAGAAATCTTAATATAATCTTTCATAATTAAATAATCCTTTCATAATTAATTTTTTTCTTAGTTTTCTTTGACAATTTGAGCTAATTTTTTACGATCTGTTGTCACTAATTTTGTCTCAAATTGTGATGCAATGAAATCAATTGTAAATGTGTTGGAATTTGAGGCAAGTAATATTTGACCTCTTTCAAACATTTCAATATCTTTTCGTTCCTTGTTAGACAAGTTTAATATTTTTTGGACTAATTGAGCTTGTTCGGATTCAAGCCCTAAAATCATTTTTGTTTGGCTATTAGAAATTATAGCTTTACCATACTCACCACCATTTGCTGAGAAGAAATCTTCAATATCTTGTGAAACTGCAATTGCAGCGCCACCGTAACCTCTGATAATTTTAAAAATTTCAACAACAAATTTGGCAGCCAATGGACTGCTTTTCATTAATTTCCAAGTTTCATCAATTGCGATTACTTTCTTTTTTGTTAAATCTTCTTTTGCCTTATCCCATATGTAATCAAGAGCAATAAACATTCCGATTGGTAACAATTCTTCTGTTAAGGCAGATAAATCAAACACAATAAATTGATTAGTTAAATCTACATTTGTTTGACCGTTAAATGCGGATGCCGAGCCAGTAACATATCTTTGAAGAATATCAGCAATTCTTTCACACTTAGGATTTTCTCTTAAAACTTCATATAAATCGCCTAAAATTGGCATCTTTTTATAAACTTCAATTTTTTTCAATTTGCCGTTTGGTTCTCTTACCGTTTTAAAGTGATCAATAAGAGAATCATTGTTTTTTGTAATTCCAAATTTTTCATAAGTTTTTAGAATTGCATCATCAAGAAGTTGTTTTTCTTGAAGTGTGATATCAGTAACAATTAGAGAGAAGAACGTTAGTAAATTATCAACCTTTTTATTTAAAATGATTTCGTCATCCTCATAAATTCCAAGTGCTTTTTTACTTTCGTTATCTTGTCTTCTTATTTCCATAATATTAATGCAATCTTTTGAACCTGATGATAATTTTATAAATTCACCATTTACTGCTTTTGCAAGACGTAAAAATTCATGGCTCTTTAACGGCATTATAATTGAAGTTTGAATACCTTTCATTCTAAAGCGTTTGAGCATAAGAGATAAAGTGAATGTTTTTCCGGCACCGGGCTTTCCTAAAATTGCCAAATTTGCATTTTTGTATTTGTCCGTATTAAATAAATCAAGAACGCAAAGTGAATTGTTATCGTTGTTTACACCCATCAAAATACCGTCATTATCTGATACCTCGTAAGAAGTAAACGGATAAAACGCAGCTAAGCCTTCAGTTGTAATATTTCTTTTACTTTTTTCAAAGATTTCTTTTTCAACATGATTCAACGGTAAAAAACTATTTAAAGCTTTATCTTGCATGTAATTAAATTCAAAAAGTTGAACGTTAATTGTATCAAGCATATCTTTAATCAGTGAGTATTTGTTATACATTGAATCATAAGTATCTGCTGAAATCGTAATAAGTGTATTGATATAATACAAACTGTCTCCTGATGATAACATACTAAGTATATAGTTACCGGACATAACTGAATCTTTTATATTATGATAATTTTCGCCATTAGGATTCATATGATTTAATCTTACATCGTTTACTCCGTTAGAACGTCTTATATTGTTTTTCATTCTTCGGGTATCCATTTTTGATGCAAAAATATCTACATCAACGCCTTCACAAACGTTAATTAAAGGGGATAACCATGACGGAACGATATGTAATGGGTATTGATCTGATGGAATATAAAGAAAGCAATGATACACTCCGTCTATGACAACATAGGTATCAAATATTTCAATTTTATCGGGTGCAATTATTGTAGAAAACGGTGTTTTTTCTTTTTCAATTTTTTCTTCATCAAAATCGAAAAATTCATTTGCATCGTCCACTATTTCATCCCATTTTTGATACATATCGTCAATTGACTTGTGTTTGTTTAAAGTTTTATAACACAGTTCCAACATAAAATAATCATCATTTTTATGTGTAATAACTGTATTACCACACGAATATAAAAATTTTCGTATTTTTTCCTTGGCCGAATTAAGGTAATATAGAATATCGTCTTCATCTTTGGCAATATAATTATCTGTTTGTAAGTATTCGATAATAATATAGAAATGCCTTTCAACGCCCTCACGGTTGCCTAAACGCCTTACTAAGGCTGTTTCGTCATTATGTATATAACGAATAGCTTCTTTATCAGGAAGTTCCTCAAAATCCCTGTCAGAACGTTCTATAATCTTATTGATGTCTGTTTTAACTGCAACACTTTTGAACTGAAATTTAAGTGGTGCAATTTTTATCCAACGCTTAAAATATTCTATGACGTTTTCCTGTTCTTCACCGGTTTTAAACTTAAAGTTGATAGGTTCAATTTCAACTGCTGTCAAATACCTATAATCTTTAGTTTTAACAATACCGGAAAAGCATTTATCAATATTGATAAACGAATCTTCTATATAGCTTACTTCGGTCTTTTTTGTTTCTTTAGGCATAACAGACCTCCATCAAACTATGTTTTTTGATTTCAAAATTATCATGACGATTGTATAGACTATCATAATTCCAAAAATAATAACAAAGAGCTTTGTTGAACCCATATTAAAAGCATCTTTAATATTATTTTTTTTGTCTAAACGTTCATCATTTGTTTTCCTGTCTTCAGACTTTCTCATATCTTGAATTTTTCTCCTTTCGTAATATTAAGAGAAATATCTCTCATATAATTTATCGCGCAAGAAATTTTTATTCATAAAAATGAAAAAAGCAGCCGATTTGGCTGCTTTTTCTCACTTTTCTTCTGTATCACTTTTTCTTTTGTATAAATGTTTTTTTACATAAACTTTAGGACTTGTTTTAAATCGGATAACATAAAGTAAATACTCTGATAAAGAACATTTATTTATACCGGTCACACCAAGAATGCCTAAAGGTCCTCCGATTAATGCTCCTACAATAACTTTGATTTTTATAGGAACTGCATCATTAGGTATAAGCCATAAAATACCAAAAACGATGCCAACTAATATTGCCGCTTCGGCAATATTTCTGTAAGGTATTCCGTTAGGTGTAACATTAGTTTCTTTGAAATTTTTAGGAATTATATAATCTAATTCCTTATCTTCATCTTTTCTTGCCATATTTTCTCCTTATTATTTTCCTGCGTAAGTTTTTGACACTCCAATATATTTACTCGGACATAGAACGTTACCTGATGAATTGCTATTACCACTATTTTTACGTAATTCAATATGAAGATGTGGTCCACTTGAATTACCTCTATTTCCTGATAATCCAATTTTTTGACCTTTCATAACAACGTCTCCAACTTTTACATTAACTTTAGATAAGTGAGCATATAACGTCCAATATGTTCCTTTGGTAGTTGGATGCTTTATTTTGATATACGTACCATAGCTACAGTAGTATTTTCCATTAGGTGCTTTACCACCGCTGTGATAACTACGACCACATCTGCCATTACAAGTTATAATACCTGTTGCTACTACAATTCCACCGTCCATAGCATAAACATTAGTGCCAACGCCACACGAAACATCATTTCCTCCATGCCAATGTCCGTTTGAATATTCAAGATTCGGGCATGAATAAGTAACATTTTTTGTAGGTTTACCTAAATATCCTGTTGTAAGTGCGTTAGAATTAGTAAGAGGGCCAATAGGAATATGTTCTTGACCGTCAATATTGTCTGTTTCTGCTCTTGCATCAACTTGAACAAGATTAATTGCGTTATTTAATGAACTTGCACTTTGTTTTTCGCTTTTAGAAACATAGGAAGCTGATGATTTGCTTTGTATTGAAAGATCTTTTAAATCTTCGATACCATTTTCGGATTCTTTTCCGGTTGCCAGTTTGTAAGCAATATCAGCAACGCAAGCAAATGATTTTCCTGAATAAGACTCATCATCGGCATTATTGGTAACAGCATCATTATTGCTTGATGAACCGTCAGAAGGTGGAGCTTTACCATCAGGAGTCACACTAATTATTGAACCTGAAAACTGTGATAAAGCAGCATAACTTCCGGCATTTTTTACTTTTTTAGGTATTTTATTGCCTTCAACATAAAATTCTACAACGCTGTTAAAACTATCCTTATGCCATAAATGATATTTACTATCAGTATCTTTATCGGCTTTTGTATCACATCTAATAATTTTAAATGTTTTACCGGTGGAAGTTTTCACAATGAATTTGCTTCCTATGCCATAATTTTTATATACACCTTTTGAAAAGTAAGTTCCAACAGCAGCACAGTAATACTCCCCTACCATACGAATACCTGTTTCTTTATCGGTTGTAGTTTTATATTTTACACCTTTATATGTACCGCTGTTTAATACTGCATATTGTGGACCACCCTTCCAAGTGACCGCTGTGTAATATGCATAAGTTTTACCTTTATCTTTTTTATCAGTAGGAAGAATATATTTTTTAGAATCAGCAGCATAAGCATTTATATTCAAAGAGGAAAATGGAATTATAAAAGCCATTAATATTGATAAAATAATTATAAAATTTCTTTTTTTCAATAAAAAATCCCTCCTTTACTATTCTTCAAACAATTCACAAGCAATTGTGTAATAAGAATCAACAGTTGAAATATCATCATCAGACAAATTGAAAAGTTCATTTATAACTGTTTTGTCTGATGCATTAACTGTATTAATCGTGACGTTTAAAACTTCTGCTGTTCTCTGAACGGTATCTCCGTTAAGGTAAAGTTCAATATTTTCCTTTGTGGCTTTATATTTTGCGTTAACAAGTTTTTTTCTGTTATCTTTAAGGAATTTTTTCAGTCCTTTAGTGCTTACCTCGTTCCACCTTTCCTCTTCTTTATTTTCACCTTGTGGCTCATCATAATCTTTTCCGTCATCTTCGTCATTATAACTGCCAACATCATTTTTTTGATGATATACAGAATAGGCTAATGTGAGATATAAGGTATCCATTGAATTTTCTTCATTACTGTATGCATCATTAATTCTGACAATACGAGTTACAGGATTAATATCTGTAGGTGCACCAACCGTATAAATAAAGAGAAGATTGTTTGTACTTTTTTCTCTTTGAATAATATAATATTCATTCGGTGTTGATGTTCCGTTGCCTTGTTTTAATCTATAACCATTGTTTTTTACAAAATCATCGTTAAAATAACCTGCATTAAAATATTTTGTGAAATCAGGAATATATCCGTCCTTAATATTCTTTAAAATATCATTATAGCAATCATTTTCAGCCTTACTCATTTGCTTGTATATTGTTTTTTCAGCTTCGTTAAATGTTAATTCTGCTTTTTTGTTATCCATCCATTCATCAATATTGTTAAAAACCAATGATGGACCCGAATTAAACAAAGTGATAAACAAAATTATTAAAGCTAACGATGCAGCAATAACAACGGTAATTATTTCTTTACCATAGTTTATAGCAACATCTTTAGCCGCACCAGCATAGTTTTGTGAAGCAACTTTAGCACCGACTTTAGTGGCAGTTTTAGCAGCCTTACCGGTTTGGTAGGCTGCATTTGCCAATTTACCGCCTTCACCTTTTGACATATAATCAGGTTGTTCATTTGCCATTGAAAAACCTCCTTACATACTTTTTGTCTTCATTTGAGCAAATTTTGTTGCTGTTGCCTCGGATTTACCAAGACTGATAGCTTTATTGTATGCTTGGTCATATGTAGAGGTTTTTAATGCCGACATAGCTGATGGTGACGATTGTGCAGAATTGTAAATTCTATTTTGAGCAATCAAAGAAGCTCCCTGTGGGCTTATACCACTATTAATAGCGTTCTGACGAACAGAAGTATATGCAGTTGCATTATATTGTGGCGTTCTGTCAGGATTAATTTTGCTTGCATCATTAGAAATTTTAGCAGTCTGAATTGAATCATTTATTGACATACCGGCACTTCTTGCTTCCTTAAAGCTTCCTATATCCTCAGAACTAAGTCCTGTACTAACAAATTCGGCTGCTTGTGAAGAATCCATACCTGAATTAATTGCGGCTTTATAGTCATCATAATCGTCAGCAGAAAGACCTGTTTTAGCAAATTCCATAGCTTTGCTTGCAGTCATTCCATCATCTTTAGATGCTTCATTAAAGGCATCAATAAAATCATCATTTCCGGCAGCAGACATTGTATCAATCATATCCTGATCAGCTTTTGACAATGATTTATAATCTTTATCGTCAATAGCGTTTGAAAGATCTCCACGTGATTTAAGTTCATTTTCGGCATCACGTGCGCTATATCCACTGTTTTTAAGATCATCAATTTTTTTAATTGAATCAGCATCTTTGTTGTGTTTTAAAGTATCAAATTGTTTATCTCTGTTTTGAGCCTTATCTTGAGCCATTTGTTCCGCTTTAGCAGCATTTTCTTTTGCCATTCCTTCTTGACGTAGTTCGGTACGTTCCATTCTTTGAGCAGACTGCTTATGAAGTGAGTTTGTTTTAGCTGCTCTAACGCCTAAAGCAGCAGCACTACCGATACTCATAGCTGTTCCCATAACACCGCCTATACCGTCTCTAATAGAATCGCCCATACCGTTAATGCCAAATAATTGTCCTATGTTAATTGAAATTTTTTACCGACATTTATAATCGAACATAATATAGGCAAAAGCAAAACAAGATAATAATAACTATTTTCTTCTGTTTTGACCTCACTTATAGCAACAGTACAAACCGCTTGGGCTAACTTCAACACAATAACATTAAATATTATACAAGTGAAATTTTTTAGTAGCATTTTTAGCCACATAAACATAATGCTTGATGATTGTTTTGATGTAAATGTGCCAGCAGCTAACGGTGCAGCGTTAATCCACAATGACGTTTGAATAAGCATTTCAATATGATACATAAGAAACTTAACACAAACAACACATAAATATATTACCAATACAAGAATTATTAATAGTATTGCTACTACTGATGAAGTTATAGCACCAAGTGCTTCTGTCTTGAATAAAGCAGCAAATACACCAACTTTAACTTTATCACCCAATGTGACTTCATCAGAATTATTTAGATCAATATTCAATTTATCGGTTGCGGCTTCTAAAGACATTTTGCTCGTATCAATATTCACCACTTCATTAAAAGCAGCATTAAATATCGGAGCAATGTAATCATCAATCAGTTGCTTTAAGAATACAATCAATAAAATTGAAATTGTAAATCTTACAATTAACATTAATATAGATTCAGCCGGCAACGAAGTTCTATTAAGAAATGGAAAAAAGAATTGAAATATACCAATCATTAACAATAAAATTGCAATGCCCCAACCTAATGGTATAAAAACATTATTATATAGTTTTTTCATAGTGTCGGGAACAAGTACATTTAAAATATCTGCATTAGCACCAAGACCGGTAATAAGTGATAAAATAAAATCAATAACTTGTAAACAAGCCTTCAATATTATATTAAGCACAGAACTCATTGCCTTATTTACAAGTCCACTTATGTTTAAAGAATAAGGAGCAAATTGAATTGTGTTAATTAAGTTATACATATTTTTCTCCTTTATTTATATACTCACCCTACAATTGTAAGGTGAGTATATTTTTTTATTACCAAGGAAGTGAACCTAATCCACCGCCAGCACCCTCGGTAAGTGCTTTAATTTGTGAAATTATTAATCCTAATAAGTTAACTGCAATAAATGCAAAGATAATTCCTTTCAACCAATCATACGACATTTCTTTTTTTTGTGGATTGCGGTTGAAAAATAATGTAAGGAAACATAAACCACCACAAATAAGTGCGATTGGATTTGCTACAGTAAGTAATAAAGAATAGAAATTCTTACCAATTGTTTGAAGAGCAGTAGCTAAGGGATTAGCAGCAAAAGCAGTATAAGAACTTAAACCGGCTGTTACAGCAATAGCTGTTGTTACCATAGCAGAATTTTTGCTTTGAACAAAATCTCTAACCTTTTGAGTATTAAGTTTTTCCATAATATGATATCTCCTTTCCCTGAACACAGGATAAGCTGAGGTATAACACCTTTTACAGTGACAAATAAGAGATTCTTTAGCTAAACAAGAAAAATATAAAATAATTAGTTAAAATAATCCCCTCTAATATATTTATCGCGCAAGAAATTTTTATTTTTAGAAATAAAAAAACAAGCCCTTCCAATTAAGGAAAGGCTTGCTTTTTAACATAATTAACGCAATAATTGTTGTTTGATTTTAAGACATTGTTTAGCCGAAATATTATTCAGAATCAAATAATTTAAACCGTTAATGATTTCAGCATTATTATTTTCGTTAAGTAAACAGAAGATATCACCTTGCTTTAAGTCTAAAACCGAATTTTTGCACTTTTTGATTCTATTTTTACCTTTTCTAAAAAGGTAGTAAAGCTGGATACTTGTAACTTCATTTTCGTACTGTTCATCTAACATTTTTTCAAATTCTGTCATTAGAATTCCTCCTCCGGTACAATTTCTTGAATATCAATGCTCTTTTTTGAAATGCGGTCTGTATATTCATCAATAACTTCCTTCATTTCTGGATGAGCCTTGAACAATTTGTTTTTATTGAACCTGCTGCTTGGTTTGTCGAAAATAGTAAAGCGATAACTTTTACCTTTGTAATTAGCAATAGCAACATCGGTATTAACATTTTGAGCAACTTCAGATTCAAGAATATTGATTTCTTTATCAATTTCTCTTTTCTTTTTGTCTAACTCAGCTTTCTTTGCTTTAAGACTAACAATATCGTGAATCTTTTTAGCATAAACTCTGCCGATTGTTGTTTCCCCTTCAATAAATTCTTTATCGAGAACATCTTCAAGGAAATCCTTTCCTGATTCAATAGGTCTTGTTTCAGTCATAACACAATTCCAGAAATTTTCATGAAGTTCAATAATATTATTTATGTATTCATTATCTCTGGCTATAAAACGTATTCCTGACTTATTGAAGCATTCGCCGTCAAAAACAATAATTGCAAATTCTGCATTGCCGTCAACATACATATAATGTTGAACTTGGTCAATATAATTTGCCGGTGCGAATTCACCACATTTTGCTTTACCAAATTTGTCGTTGACCATAAATGATTTAACCGTTTTAAGTTCAAGAATACCTGTTTTGGTGGTATCATCTTCAAAAACGAATTCAATTTTGCCATCAAAATCTGCAAACATTGGTTCTTTTATTAAAAGATACATATCATTATCCTCAATAATATGCATTTCTTTTATTTTTTTGCCAAATTGTTCTTCAAGATATTCCTTGTAAAACTCGTCAAAATACTTTTTAAACTGAGATTTAATAAATTCTTCAGCCCAATGGCCTCTGTCAAGGATGTATTGACGGTCTTCCGAATTACCATTGTTTTGATTATTTTCAATGGCTGTGCAAAGTTCATCAATCATTTCATCTGTTAATGATGATTTTGTATAAAACCAGTTTCTTTTTACTTTATAAAGTGCAATTTTATTAGCGCCTTCAAAGTGTGCATTTCCTGTAAGAATACCTGTTTCTGAACCGCCGTCTCCAAACAAAGCACGGAAAAAATTCCATACTCTTGGTCTGAGGATAGAAATATTGCACATAGTGCAACATCTTTTACCATGATTCATTGCATTAATGTATTGTTCCTTAAATGCCGGGAACAACATTTTTATTTGCTTCTTATCTTCGTTGTCAAATTTGAATTCAATTGATTTAGTCATTTTACATAACTCCTTTAAAATATTTTTTTAATGTATTTTTAAATCCTTTTTGTTTGTTTTGAACCGGTAACGTCACAAATGATTTATCGGTTTCAATTGTTAAAAACAGTTTTGGATTTGAAAAATTTGTATTACAAATTGCATATAATGTGCAAATTGCATTTTCTGTTATAATATCAATCTGTGTTTCAGGACTGATATTCAACTCTTTGTAATCTTTCATCGTTAAATTGTTTTCAAGAAAAAATGAAAGATAATTGCTATTAATACTTACGGCTAATGGAATAATTTTCTTCATCAATTATATCCTCCGTAATTTCTTCATGGTAATTGAAATTATCGGCTGTTGCATCATAAGCGGCAAAGCAAAAAATTGCTGATGCTAAGCCACCAAAAATGCAACCAAGCTGAACACAATATCCAACTACACAATCTGTTTCAATACAAAAGCCAATCATAATAATAACAATGGCTATGTAACCTAAAACTTTTAAAATTTTCATAATTTTTTACCTCTTTTTTAATTTATTTTGTTTTTTTGAAAATTTTTTAAAATTTTGTTTAATTTGTTTCTTTTTTTCTAATATCTACCTCCTGCTTTACCCAAAAGCAAACAATACACCGGGTTTATTTTTTTATATGTATTGTTTTTAAGAAAAAAGAAAGACCAAATAGTAGAAATAACTAATTGGTCTATTCGTTAGCATTGTTAAATGCTAATTATTTAGTTTTTTTAAGATAAGAATTTTTTAAGCAAATTTGCTTAAAAAATTAATCATCATCTTTCAATTGTTTCTTAAAAATGCGTGAATCTGAAACTTCTGCATTTATATATTGAAGATAGCTTTTCAATTCAGGATGAACATCTTTAATTCTTTTAAGTGCAGCCACTTTAGCGTATTCGGCTTCACTTTGTTTCAATCCAACAATTTTAGCAACTTCTTTCATCGGCACGCCGTTGACAATATTGAGAAAAATAATTGTTGCTTCTGATTTGTTTACCGATTCCATAATCATTTGAAAAACATCTCTTTTCATGATTTGATTTTCTACATTAATATCAGAAACAGCATCATAATCGTCACTATTACAAACAAACATTGTATCTGTTCGTGGTGCAAGAACATCATGACTTGAGCTATCACGAGCACGAGTGTTTCCAAAAGAACGTCCACCGTTATAGCTTCGTCTGTTAAGGTCACTCATTCTTCCATCACAATATCTTGAACAAAAATTGATAAAATGTCCTTCTTTTGGTTCATATTTATCAATAGCCATAAAAAGTGCCAAAGAAAGCGTTTGTTCGTAATCTTCACTTTCAGCAAAGGGAGTCCAACTATCTTGAACATATTTATTCTTCTTATTAAGTAATCTTGTGCGTATTAATACCTGACCTAAAATTTGGCTGAAAACTTCATCACTTTTTGATTCTTTATAATTAGCTACTAAATCATCTAATTCATTGTTAGAAATCCTACCACCAATTTTTTGTTCATTAATACTGTCTACAAAAAATGTTTCGGCTCGTCCTTTGTAATTTTCAAGATTTTTTATTGAATCTTTTTTAAAATTTTGTGTATTCCGTTCAACTTTTTTGCTGTTGTCACTGTCAATAAAGAAAGTTGTTACTTCATCGTCAGTTTTTTCTATTACTTCCATAATAGAATTCCTCCTAAAATAAAAATAAAAATAAAAATAAAAAAAGCGCCCATTCAACAAAATAAGAGTTAAATGGACGCAAAAAAAGCCAGTGCAAAACAGATACACTGGTTTAATTTAACAATATATAATTTAAAATTAAAAAATTACTATAGTTATAGTAACGCAATTAAATTAAAAAGTCAAATATTTGCAGTGTAAAAAATAAAAAGACGTCCAAATTTTAGTTTTCATTGTATATTTCGCAAATATTTCGATTTTTCATAAAAATTATCTATACAATATTGATTACTTGTATAATTATTCAAAAAATATTTACAAATAAATAAAAAAAGACCACTAAAAAGTGGCCTTTTTGCTATAATTCACTTTATTGAGTTTATAAAGCAAAGGTATAAAAACGATTCCATTTTTTTACCCTTTCTACGATTTTTAAACATTTCCCTACGAAAATAATTGAGAATCATTTCAGGTGATTTTCCATCATTTTCAAGTTTCTGTTTTTGCTTTTGCAATTTTTCAATCGTTATTGTCATAAAAACCCCTCCTTTGATTTTTATGTTTAAATTATTTTAATTTTCTAAACACTTTGTCATCTATTGACTTGAATTCGTTAGAATTATAACAAGAGCAAATATTAAACCAAGTGCCGGTGCAACCTCCACCGTTAACTTTAAAATTATTACAAGTTTGGCAATTTTCTTTTTTATTGTTCAACATTTAACTCCTTTAATTTTTCTCCTTTACTTGAATCATCAACATAACACCAAGATTGAGGAGCTGCTTGAACACGGCACTCTTCGCCCGGACATTCTTCACAGCTTTTTGGTTTTGCAAATCCCAAATCTGAATATTCACATTCACGATTGTATTTTCTAAATTCAGTAATTCTCTTGGGCTTATCATAAAGCACCAAATCTGAAATATGCCAACCGTATAATGTTTTGCCTTTGCCATAATCAAGCAAATCTTTTTGAGTTAAACAAGCACTTTTACAATCATCAGGTGAAATAGAATAAAACGATTCACTATTTTTGTTATAAGTAAATTTGTTTAAACTATCGGAGATATACGAATATTCACTTATTCTATCACAAGTGAATTCTCCGATAACTTTACCATTTAAAAAATTATCAGCAATATAACAATCATCATATACCATCATTTCAATACTATCACCATATTTGATTTTACCATCTGGCAATCTGTACAATTCGTCATCATTAAGCACATGACATCCACAAATCGTCTGATGTTTTTTGCTTGCCTTTGTGCAATATATGAGACACTTAAACGGAACTTTAAGATTAGGTTTAGTTTTTCTCATTTCAATCTTTTTTTCTTCATTTGCAATAAAATTACACCACTTAGGCTTAATTGAAATCATTACCGCTTTATTTTCCATGATAAAAATACTTCCTTTCATTCAAATTGAATTTTAAACCTTTACCACACTTTGAGCAGTAATTTTCGCCTATTTGGACTTCAAATCCGCATTCAGGACAACTGCCAAACCATGCAGTATTTTCCGAGCCGCCGGTTTCTTCAGAATAAAGATTTATAACATCTGTCGGTGTTAATCTTTCAAAAGCACTTTGTACTATTGCACAAGCAATATCTTGTTTTTCAGTAAGTTTAGTACCATCTTTCTGAATAATATTTGTGACGATTTTTGATGCTTCTTCAAGAGACATTCTCTTTAATAAGGTTTCAAGTTTCATAAAATTTCCTTTGTATAGACCTTCTTGAAGTTCGGTTTCATCATCCACATTATCATTAAATGATTCTGAATGAGTTGTAAGAGTGTGAGCATCAACCGATAGTCCTAACTTTTTTAGCTCAGTGCAACATTTTTGTAAAGCAAAAGCAGGGATTCCTACCATTGCCACATTGTTATCAGGTACTTTTGCATCTATTTCTTTGTAAACAATAGTTAAATCACATTGTTCAGAAACAATATGTGCAGCTCTTCCCCAAAATTCATAGAAATCGCCGATTTTTATAGCAATTAAAGAATTTGGTGAAAATTTTTCATATTTAGAATACTCATTCCAAATACGTGTATTAATTTTGACTTGCTTAGTTTTATAATTCATAAAAATCCTTTCTATGCAAGGTGACTAAAAGTCATCCTGCATTATTAATTATTAAATTACCATAAGAAGAAGTTGTTTACCGTTCACATTTTGTTTATTTGCATTAACATGTGAAATGACTTTTCCTGTCTCTTTATCGGCAATAAGTAAATGATTATTTACATTGTTACCGTAAATAACATACTTGTCATTTTGGAAAACAATGTGAGTTTGATCATTTTCTTTGTTAAGGGTATCAACGTTAACTTCACAATTTTTGTTATGAATATCAGTTGTTCCTTTAATTTCGCTGATAATATGCATTAAAAAGTCATTTACGTCTGATCCTTCACCTTCAGGTGTTTTATCAAAGATTTTTCCTTTGAAATTCATTTCTGCAAGATGGTCACAAACGAACTCTTTTGCCTTATCCCCTGCTTTATCATTGTCAAAGCAAAGAACAATACCGGTATAATTACCTTCTTCAATTGCTCTGAGAACACTTTTGGTCTTGTTTACTCCGTTTGTAGACAAATAATCAAAATGCTTGTAATCTTTATTCTGCATTTCCAATAGAGTCATAAATGAAAGTAAATCAATAACTGCTTCACCTACAATAAGTGTTTTTGAATTATTGTTTACTTTCCAGCAATATGTGCAATCAGAACCTTCAATTTCAAATCTTCTTTTATGACTTTCAACATTATTATCTGTTCTGCATCTCTGAGCGTAAATCATTTTTCCCTTAACATAAGAAGCAAAAATAGCATTTCTCTTATATCGTTCTTGAAAAACATTACCTTTAAACGCAAGCCATTTGAGAACATTAATTGAAATTTTTCTTTTGCCACATAAATACTTTATTATGTACCTATTGTTTTCTTCAAAAGTCTTGAAACGGTTTTCTTTGTATGGTGCTTTAAACGGCTTTTTTTCAACTTTTCTCCGTACCGGAAGAGAAGATATAGGTGTATTGCCTAAATACTTCCTTAGAACGTCACAAGCTTCTTTAAAGCTAATATGTTCAAAGTTACATACGAAGTCAATAATGTCACCTTGTTCATCACAAGAATTACGGAAATATTTGTTTTCTTCAACACTCACCATAATACTGTCATGTTCTTTAAAGGACCAATATCTTGAACGAGCCTTATATGGAGTAAGTCCATATACTGTTTCGCCGTAATCAAGAATCGGAATTCTTTTAAGAATTTGAAGGTCATCCTTGTATTTCTTTTTTGACATATCTTTGCTCCTTATAGCATTTTAATTTTTTCAACAAAGAATTTTGGATCGTGAGCAAAAAACTTAATTGCTGAACAATATTCCTTAAATGAAATATCAAACGGTGCATCAATTTTTGGCATTCTGTCATTATCAATACACCATTTAAGACTTGACATTAATTCATCCTTGTTCTTCATCTTTTGCTCTTTATCCTCTTTTGTAGGAAGAATCATATTAATGATTTCTGCGGTCATTCTTCCTTTATTGTTCTGCCATTTAATAGGAAAAGGAATATTGAAAAAAGCCTTGATTTGTTCATCAGTAGCATTTTCAATTGAAAACGGAATTGTTTCCTTCTTCTTTGCAGGTCTTCCCCTCTTTGCTGTTGTCTTTGTTGTTTTTTCTTCAACAGGTGCAGCAGGTTTTTCTTCCTTTGAATTATTATTCTCAGGCTCTGCTTCATCGTTGTTGTCATCTTTTTGACGAGTTTGGTAAAGTGATAATCCGATACCAAAAAGTGCCAAATTCTTGACGAGACAGCGCATAATGGCAGTGTTTACATCCATTGATGTAAGGTTTCCTTTAGGAATATCCACACCATATTCATTAAGAATAGGACGGTGCATACGCCTTTTCGTGCCATCAAGCTCAACTTCTGTTTCAACCCAACAGTTACCCATATCATCACAATGATACAGATAACCGTTTTCGTCATGGATTACTTCGAAGGAACACTGCTCAGAGTTTTCCATGGCCATTTGCCAAGCCGTAGCCCAAGGTAATGTTATTAATCCTTCATTACCATAAGGTACTGTCTTGCCCTTTGTGTCAAGTTTTAATAATTTTTTGAATTCTGCCATTTTAATCTACCTCCTAATTAATAGCATAATTGTTTTTAAAATAGTGATTATAAAAATAATCTAATGTTGCGTAATTTGGTTCATCTTGATTTTTATTATCAGTGCAGAAATATAAAAGAAGATCAGACGTGGGAATTGTTGAAATATCAACAATTTGACTTTCTGTAAAATTTTGTTTTTGAAAAAGTTTTTTTATTTTCTTTATAAATTTCTCTGCTTCTGATTTTGACTCAAAAGTATAAGCAAACGTATAGCACATATAATTTTTATAAATTACAGTGTTATCGTTTAATAACAGGATATATCTGTCAAAATGACCATTTTTCCAATTTATTGCCTTTTGCATTTCTCTAAATGAGTAGACGACATCATTTAAAGAAAATTGAATATGAGGATATAATTTGGAATTATAATCAGCCATTTTCTTTGCACTTTCGTAATCATCAAATAAAGTTGCACCAAAATCTTTTTCTCCGGTTTGAAAGTTATTGTTAGTATCAAGATCAAGTAAGTTGTGTCTGTAATCATCAAAGTCATCAGAAAAAATTTTCTTGACTTCAAATGTTTGCTTAACAGAGCATTTGTGAACACGGTCTACCTTAACGTAATAAACAATATCTCCTTTTGCATATCTTGGCTTAGGTTTATTAACCAAATTAAGCCAACTGTCTAATGTAATTTGCTCTTCCATAAAAACCTCTTATTTATATATCGTGAAATTTTTTAAAAAATCTCATTAATTTCAGAAATTTTTAGGTTTAAGCCTTACAATTTGTTCAAGATAAGATGAAAGTAACCAATCATAATGGTCCAAACCGGCTTTATAGAGTTTATATCCGTTCCAAGTACCATTAGTACCATTGATACCGTTCATAAACTTAACGCCAATACCGCCAGCATTAACAACATCATTTAGTGATTGGGTGAAATCTTCAATCATAACAAAATTGTTATTGATTTTAAGACCGTTTTTCTTTGCATATTCCATTTTGTTTTGACCATAAGGAACAAGAATTATCTTCTCAACAAACGGAAGATGTTTTTTACACCACTTAATCTTATCTTCTTTTGGATAAGGAACTTCGGTAAAATAAGCTGATATAACTACCGGTTCAATTAAACCTTCGTCAAACGAATACTTAATATTACTGATAAGACCTTCTTCCGGTTCAAGATTTGCATAATAGTCTTTTTCAAATAACGCATCGAAAGGAGTTCCAAGCTGCCATTTTGCAACTGTTCCATCCAAATCAATACCCAAGACTATCTTTTTTCTTAAACCTTTTTTAATGCCACTCATAAGCAAATACCTCCTTTTAAATTTTATTTTTTTGCTTTTTTTAGGCATAAAAAAAGGCACTTCAACTCATAAAGAATTAAAGTGCTTAAAATAAACAATATTGAATTTAAAAAAAGCCAATAAATGTGCAAACACTTACTGACTTAATAAAATATATAATTAAATAATATTGATTACTATACACATAGTAACGCAATTAGAATTTAATGTCAAGGGTTTGCAGCAGGTTGCAAATTAAAAAAAGAGCACCACAAAAATGATGCTCTTTTTAGTAAGAATTAATTAAAATTAGTAATAAAAATCAATGTAAGCAGCAATTGTTTTGCCATTATCATCTTTTTTTACATAAACATGATAATCGCCATCGCCTTCACCGGATGAGGTGTAGAAGCCTTTGTAATTCCTGCCGTTTTTAACATAAGCACAATTATCAATAACTTTAAAATCATTATCGGTTTCATTACCAAAAGTCAAGTCACAAAAATGTGACCATTCATCATCTGTAAAATCAGGCTTGTTTTCAAAGAAACCTGCTAAACCTGCATCTACACAAATTGTACCAATACAATCAAAGCCGGTATAAATTTGGCTGTGTAAATTTTCAATATCTTCAAGATTTTTGAAAATCTCAGCATTGTAGATTCCACACATAGAAACGCCAAATCTTTCGGTAGCATTATATACACATATATACTTCCCCGGCTTAATTGTTAAATTTTCATAGCAATAATCTTTACTATTATCATAGCAAGGATCAGTTACTTTGATATTTGGTCCAAATTTTAATGTTCCTGCACTTAACATATTTATACCTCCGTTGTCGTATTACCATTGATTACTTGAGTTACTCTGCAAGATTTTACGCACCAGCCTGTTTTGCTTGAAACAAAATCAACTATACCTTCATAATTATCTTCACAATATTGTTCAGCATAATCAAATTTAATTGGTTCAATCTCAACTTTGTCAGGCAAGTCACATTCATCATCTTCGTCAATGTCATAATCAATGTCAACCGCTTTAAAGATAACATCTTGTTTAGGTAATTTATCAACAAATTCGGATAATTGCCTAATCATATCATCAATTTCTTTTGCATCTTTAACAAGTGTTTCTACATCAGGAACGCCTGAAAGACCGTTATTTTTGGCTTCAAGAAGCATTGTAACATGTTCTTCTGTATCAAAGCATTCATAATATGAACCAAGGTCATCAATGATTTCTTGAATTTGTTCACACGGTAATTTGCTTGCATCAAAATCAATAGAAAAACTTATATTTTCGCCGGCAGGTGAACTTCCATCAAATTGAAGATAGCTTTCTTTTAGATTTAAATTTGAATAGTCTGCATATACATACCATTCCAAATCATCGTTACTCTCAATTGCATCAATCAGCTCATCAACGGTAGCAATAGGCTTGATTTCATTATCCTTATAGTCAAGAACCTCATCCTCATCAAAAGAGCAACTTTCTTCATTGATAGAGTCAGAATCGTTTACATATTCCAATTCAGCTACACTGATTCTATCAATATGTTCTTTTGCATACTCAATTGCATCTTCCAGAGACATATCAGCCGGTACTTCGATAGAACTATTATATGTAGCCATGCAACTACAAGTAACATTTAAAGTTTTAGTTTTCATAATAAAGAATCTCCTTAATTTTGTTTTTGCCACTTTAATACAGTGTCAACTTTTATACTTTTTTCAACAAGATATGTAAGCATTTCTTTAGCAGCTTGTTTACTTTCTTCTCCCCTATCGTATCTAAAAGGGTCTAAAAGAAAATAATATAACATACCTGCACATTTGTTACCTTTTAGATTAGGTAACTTGCTTGCCCCATATCTATTATGATTACGATACTGAAGTTCAATTGCATATAACATTGAATCAACAGGTGTTTTAATACCCAGTTGATTAATAAGGTCATACCAATCTTGGACCTCAGAATTAACATTGTTTCTTCTGATTTCCTCAATATTGTAATCTTTCGGACAATATTTTTTCAAAATAAATTCCTCCTAAAAATCAAAGAGCCAAATGTCATTAACAATTGACTCTTTGTTTTAATATTATTAAATTTCAATAATGTTTAAGTGTTCACCTTTTAAATTAAAAATTCTTCGGTGCTCACTTAAAGCTTTCTTTTTGCTGTACCCCAAATATCTCATAGACATTCTACTTAATAAATCTTCTTGGTCATTTTCAGTAGTGATTCTATAAGTAGTGATTCTATAACCGCCTTGAATTTTTGAAATGATACAATCAATCATAATTTTTTCCTTTCTTGGCTTTTTAGAATATTATCCTTGATATACTTTTCAGCAAAATCAATAAAGTCTTGAAATCCGCCAATTGAATATCCGCTGGGAATATCATAGTTTTCTTCAAGGAAGAAATCGTAACTGCTTTCTGGTGTTATTTTATATTCACCGGTATTCATATCATAGCTGAAATAATCTTTGCCATTAGGACTTTCTAAATAGCCACTGTTATCGTCATATTTGCACCATATCCAACCTTCAGGAAGTGTTTTTGATTGAATTTTTCTCAATGTTATAAGAGGAACATCCTCAAAATAAGCAATCAATTCTGACAATTCATTTGTACAAAATTCTGTTGTATCAACATCATTTTGTGATGTATAAACAACATAATCAACGCCTTCATCCACATTATTCATAACAACCATAATTTCGTCAAAATCAATACTTTTGATGAACGGTTTAAGGTGAATAATTATATAAGGCGGTTTAAAATTATCTGCTGGTAGGACCTCTTTGAAATAAACATAAAAATTATCAAGAAAATAATCATCAGTTATGCTTTCAAGAAATTCACCGATTTGAATATTGTATTCAGCCATTTCAGAAAGGTCGGACGTCCAGTCCAACCAACCTGCTGCAATTAAACTTTTGCGAGTAACATTATCAGTAAACTCACCGTTTTTATATTTTGCAATCCACTCACGAAGAGTAATTTGCTTTTTTTCTTGCATTGCCATAATGCAATCCTCCTAATTAAATTATTACAAAGATAGTATCATTTTCTGTATCATGCTCAAATTTGCAAGATTTAACATTGCTCCAATCAATAGGTTCATCGTAATCAGGATTAGACAAAATATCGTTCCAACTTCTATTTTCTTCCTCCTCACGAATATAAACATATTGATTTATTGCAACCTGTTTCTGTTCTGGGGTTAATTCATCCCAAGTTAAATACTTTTTCATTAAAATCCTCCAAATTGAACTAATGTTTTTCCAGACTATATTTAATCTTGTTTTGTTTTAAAATGTTTTCAATGATATTGACGGTTTGTGTATCATCACCAATATCAATTACATCGTCAGTAACAAAATCTTCTTTATCAATATAAGAAGAAAGTAAATTCATTACTGACTGTCTGTTTTTTAAATCAATACAAATTAACATAATATTTACCTTTCCTTAAATTTCATCGTTTTGCTCATTGACAATATCAATGATTTTTTCAAAATCCTTTGGTAACGGTTTCCACACATAATTCATTAGATTAAGCTCAGTTAATGTATTACCGGTATCATCACCGACTATCTTTTTAGTGAACTTATCACGATAATAAAACCAGTCGCCCTTACAAATTAAATCTAAATGAAAAAAATTATTGTTATTGAATCTTAAGGAAATTGAATAATAAGCAAGCATTCCAAAAGGACCATACAACTTATAGTTGTTTGAATTTAAACCAAAGAACATTGCTAATAGTCCTGCAAGTTCTTCAATATGTTTGTCAGGTCTTTTGGAATCAATAATCTTTTGCATTGATTTATTGATTGGTTCATCAAAACATTTTGCCAAAGGAGTAATCTTTTTAATGAACACTCTTGTACAAACATTTGAATCACCGTCAATGTTATTAAGGGTAACAAGTATTTTCTTTTGATAATTATCGACTTGATTTTCAAGAACAGTGGCAAGCGTATTAACTCGTACATTGTAATCTTCAATACCAAGTTCTTTACTATCGCCTGAAATAGATATTACCTGATTCTTTTTCAGTAACATATTATTTATACCTCCAAAGTGATTTCTTGTTGTTCTTTCAGCTCTCTTAATTTGCACTGAACCTTTTCTGATGAATCATAAAAAGCTTTCATAAATGCATTTAATTCCCAAAAGTAGCCATTGCATTTGTTAGATACAGGCTTAACAACAATAGAATCAAATCCTTGATTTCCATACCATTCCACTTTAGCAGTAAAATAGATGCCTTTTAACACTATCGTACTTCTTGCCTGTGGATAACCATAGTAATAAGAAGTACATTTTGCCTTGATTTTATATTTGCTCATAGATTTAACCTCCGTATTTTTCAAGTGTGCCAACAGTTACTTCACTTTCAGCCATAAAAGGTAAAATTTCCTCATACGATACATCAGGAAGTAATTCACATAAAGCAAAAAACCTTTCATCCTTTGTATGAGTGAAGTCATCTGAAGCAATCTTTGAAATTACATTTGAAATCATATCTGCAAAAGGAGAACATACAGAGCAAACATATTTTTGAAATAAGTGTTTTTGTAAAGCATTGACTCGAATGCCGTTTGTAAATATGTAATCATCAGGGTTTAGATAACCAGAACAATTATACAGTTCTCTTGACTTAAACTCAGGTTCACTTCCATCTAATGTCTTTTCTTCACCGATAACTTTCCATTGTCTTGAATTAAAGTCATCACTGTTTAAATCAATGATACCGTTGTTGCAAAGATCTTCGATTACTTCATAAGCCTCATCGCTACTGTCAGCTTTGACAATAACATTGCGGCTGAATTTTTCTTCAATTTTCACTTTATAAAACTTTGACATTTTATAATCCTCCTAAATTAATGAATTTCAATTTCGTAGCCAAGATTTTTAGCTTTTTCTTTTTCAATAACAATTTTCTTTTTAGTAGAATGTTTATCACATTCTACTGATAAAAGTCTTATATCGTTATTAAAAGTCTGTTCCCATATTGACAAGCCATCATCAAGAAGGTCATCCAATTCATTGACTAAAAGTCTTGTGCCTGATTTGCTTTTGAATTTCATATTTTTCCTCCAATATTTCTTATTAAGCTACACTGTGTATAACTTAATTTTATTATTCTTGTTTGTATTCGTGCCCCATAACATAGTCATATAAAGGCTCTTTAGATGTATTAGCAACTTTTTCTATGTCAGCTATATCTATCCTTGGTGTATCAGGAATAGAACTTTCAAAATAGTCCTTATGATTAAGGCTTGATAAACTTACAAGTTTTCTTTCCACATCAATCTGTGTTACTGCATAAATTAATCTTCGCTCATAATCAGATAAGCACTTATCCGGCTTAATTCGGACCGTATCATAGAGTTTTACATCTTTAATATCCATAAAGTTACCCTTTCTTATTGCAATTATTTAAAAATTCACACCATACATGGTGGAATTCATTGTAATTGTTTGCTTCATCAAAAATTGTATTAATAACATTAAAATCATTTTCTGATGAAACACCGTCTATTGTACAAAAAATATTAAATACAATATCTGGGCAACATTCATTTAACAGTTCATTGCCTTTAAGAGTATCTTTCTTAACGCTGTACCAATATTCAGCATCTGTAGTTGGATTGTACGTGAAATGTTTCATATCATCCGGGCAAACGATAGTTTTAATTGTACCGTATGCTTTTTTAGCATAAGCAATCAAAACATCCAATTCGTTTGTTTCCTCGTTGTGTGAAGGTTGAATATCAACCAAATACCAAAACAATTCATTTATATTCTTGAATTTTGGTACACTTAACTTAGCTTTTATTGATTTCTTTCCGGTTTTATAACTCATAATGAAATTATCCTTTCTTATATGTTGATTGTTAATAAACTAAAGCATAAACGCCGTTACCCTTGTTAATGTAATCCGAACTATGTTCATAAACAGTAGCACGAATACGCTCACGGTAATGAGTATTTTTCTTAGCTTTAGGGTGTTCCTTTAACATATCGGCTATATCTGATAACTTAGCTTGACCACCCATATACTCAATAACAGAGCGTATAAGATGATTCCAAGTTAATCCAATATAATCTTTTTCCAATATGCTAAATTCATTGTTTTTAACCCAGCTAACAGGTACTATGATAGGATTATCTTTGTGATAAACTAACACATACTCAGTTACAACAGGGATAAAAGGTTTCTTGTAGGTTCTTGTGTCAGAAACACAGTTGAATTGCCCCTTAACGATAAAGGACTCAAATTCACCCATACGCATCAAATCTTTCTGCATTGAGTGAAAACCACCTCTGTCTCGTTCACGTATATCGCCTACAAGAATAGCCAAACGACCATCATTACGAAGTGCAGTAAAGAGTTTTCTTACGACAAGGTTCATCTTGTCACAAAATTCTTCATAACTATCGCAACGAGATAAATCGTCCGGATGTGGTGTGCCCCACATATTACCGCTGTATTTGATAATTGCATCATACGGTGGATGCCAAAAAATCAAATCTGCCGAATCTTCAACGTCATCTTTAAGTGCATTCCAGTTACCTTTTCCCCTATTTGGGTTTGGATTAAGGTCATAAAGAACCGACTCAATACCGCATTTATCTGCAACTGCACCGGAAGTACCGCTACCTGACATTGGATCAAGTAATTTAAAATTACTTATATCTTTGCCATAATATTTCTTTGTATCAAGAACATATTTTAAGATAGCTTCTACAACCTTTGGTGAACAGTTACCACGGTATTTGTTTGACCCTTCATTTCCTCGTTCCGGGAATGCCATAAATGATGTTAATTCTTTTCCAACTCTTCTTGTTAAGTCTTCTGTACCAAGTTGAGCAGCAATTATGCGCCAATTTGTTCCAAATTCTTTTTCAAGAAGCTGTTGTGCTTTTTGAATTTCAGTCATAGTTACCTCCAAATTGTTTTTACAAACACAAACGATATGAAATCTGATAAATTGAGTTTTCAGTTTCAAACATTACATAAAAATGTGCTTTATCGTTTCGTATAATATCAACAACCTTTGAGGTTTTAACAACCTGACAAGTTTGAGAGTTACAAAATACAACACATTGACCGACAACCGGTTCGTGTATGTATGATGCTTCAATAATAATAACTTTTTTCTTGTTAGGATTTAATTGTTCTGCCATGATGAAATTCCTCCTAAATTTGTATTTTGATTCATAAAACTACCTCCTGTCGTTATATATGACTAATAATTAACTCAAAATTAGTCACGGTTTACCTCGCTTCCAAACCAACAAGTAAATCCTTTTTTGATACATGGTTTATCATCCAATAGGCATTTTCCACAATTTGGATAACATTTGCATTTATAATCAGTAGATTGTTCAAACTTTTTTGGTATTTGATTATCTTTTTCTTTTTGTGTTAATTTGTTTTCCATAATTACTACCTCCTGTCGTTATATACGACTAAAAATCAACTGCTTCTTGACGATTGATAAAGAAATGAATACCTTTAGAACACTTGTTAAAGCGATTATCGTCAAAATTAGGTTCTTCAACTATTTGACCTGCTTTATACTGAAACGATGGGTCAAATATACTATGAACAACATCAATATTAGCTTTTGAACCGTCTACGTTTTGAATTTCTAAAACTTTTGCTTTATTGCAACGGCATTTTCTGCTTGTGGCTGAACTTCTAAGAGCATCCGCTAAAATTTCAAGCTTTACAATGTAGTTTTTATCTGCATATACGGCTTTCTTAAAACCAATAAATGAACCCTCTTCAGGACAAGCCATTGGAATGTATATCATATTTTTTGTGTCTGAAAGGTCTGCATTATTAAAGTTTGCACTACGGAGGTCTGCATCGCTAAGGTTTGCATAATTAAGGTTTGTATAACTAAGGTTTGCACCACTAAGGTTTGCATAACTAAGGTTTGCACCACTAAGGTTTGCACCACAAAGGTATGCACCACGAAGATGTGCACCACGAAGGTCTGCACCGCAAAGATTTGCACCACAAAGATTTGCATAACGAAGGTTTGCATAACGAAGGTTTGCGCAACTAAGGTCTGCACCACTAAGGTCTGCACCACTAAGGTTTGCACCACTAAGGTTTGCATTATTAAGGTTTACATAACGAAGGTCTGCACGACTAAGGTTTGCATGACTAAGGTCTTGATTAAAAAAATCGGCCCTCATACTTTCCCAATCATCAACATCTTCATTTAACCAGTGTTTATGGTTTTCTATAATTTTGTTTATTTCTTTTTGTGTTAATTTGTTTTCCATAATAACTACCTCCTGTCGTTGCCCTTACGACTGAACCTTTCACTGAGCTTAAATTATGTGAAAGTCCATTGATATGGAAAAAATATATAAAAAAACAGAAGTAAAAATATACTTCTGCTGAAAATAAAAAAACACCGATAAACTCTTAACTCGTGGTTAATAAATTTATCGGTGTGCTGTATAAAATGTATATAAAAAAACAGCAGTATCTCCAAGAGGATATACTACTGAATGTTACAAATATAAAATTAAAACATAAATAATTACTATCATTATAGTAACGCAAACATCAACTAATGTCAATAGATTTCCTGCTGCAAATAACAAAAAAAGAACACCACCGAAGTGATGTTCTTTCGTAAAAATTAATTATTTACACAAAATAGCATTTTGATAATCAGTTGTTGTAATCCAACCATCTTCTTCAAAATGACTTTCACACCATTCTGAGTTTTGGGGTTCGTCATATATGTAACCACCCGGTCCAAGAAATGCGCCCCAATACTCATCATTTTCTTTTGCTTGTTTAGACAATGTTTTTGCCTCGTCTTTATCAATGTTATAGACTGCAATAGAATCACCGTCATTATATGTAAAGACGTATTCTTCTGTAACATGATTGTAATAATCATTTACTTTAATTTTTTCAAGCATATCATTTGCAGAAGAAAACTTAGTTGTTTGGAATTTAATTAAAGCATTTCTTGAAAGTTCATCAAGATGCTGTTTCCAAGTGCCGATACTTTCATCAAGATAGCCATTTTCACCTTGTAAAACCACATTTGTTCGTGTAAGAACATATGTGTCATACTCATAATCAAAAATATAATGAAATGTGCCCTCATCAAGCCATATTCTGGCAAAGAAGTCAACCAAATCATTATCATGAATGATTTCAATAATATTGTTAACAACGCTCTCATTACCGTATAAAGAAAATCTTATGGTAAATGTGTCATTATCAAGAAAATAACAATCAATAATGTCTTTTTCTGTAAGACTTGCTAAATAATCTGCAAGCTTTTTTGCTGTTTCAGTTTCTAATTTTTCTCTTATATTTTTTCTCATAATTTCCTCCTACTTGTAGTAATATTTGATATAATCCTCATACAACATAAGTTCATGTTTCATTTTGAGAAAATCAAAAAAAGTAATTAATTGATTTGTGTGCATATTACTACAAAACAAATATTCTGATTTTAATGAATCAAACTTATCTTTTGATAAATTATTCTTGCAATCAATTGAATAATTAAGATAAGCGTTGATTTGTTCAGCTTCATGCTTTGTACTAAAATTTCCCTTGAGATAATCAGTTAAAGTGTAAACGATTTCATCCGAAAGAAGTGTGGTAAAAGAAAATTGCATTTGTTTTAACAAGAAAATTTGGCTGGGTTCAGTCAATTCATCTGTATAAAACAAATCAAACAGCTCTGAATAATACTGAGATGCTTTTGCAAAGGTTCTCTTTTTAAATGCCATCCTTATTGCACGAACACATCTTTCAGCAACAATAGTTTTGAATATGTATTCATTAATATCAATATTGTCATTGATTTCAGGTGCATTATCGAGCATACTCAACGCCCAAGTGTCATTTGGATGAAATTCTTTAACCCATTCTTTGAGTTTGTCAGCATCAACTTTTTTCATAAATCTTTCCTCCTTAATTAAGCAATAAATATATTCTGTAATATAATACCGGGTCTTTTTCAAGCAGTTCACATACATTCTTGTATATAATATCACTTAATTTTTCTTTATCAATTTGATCAAGCAAAAGTATATTCCCCCAATCATAATTTTTGAATTCAATGATTTCTTTCTTAATTTTGAGAGATACTTTTTTACTGCCACAATTACAAAGAATCTCAATGTGATTCTTTTTCAAAGCATTCATAATCATATCTTTTGTTATTGATATTTTCTGATTATCAGGAGCATTATTATTAAAGATTTTTAATATTCTTGCAAATGAATGTATGAAATACGGTTTATCTTTATACTGATATTGGACCATTTTCATAGCAATTTCAAATGCCCTGTTACCACCAAATTCAATTTTAAAAAGTTCATTTATTAATATGCTAAGTTCTTCTTGAAAACCAGTTGGAAATAAAATTCTTTGTATGCTTTTGATACTTTTTCTTAAAGTAACAAAGTTCTTGACTTTTAAATAGCCTAAGAGAACATTGCTGTATTCGTAAGTATCAGGCAATTCATAGAATCCCGGCTCAAAGGTCATGTGATACATGATTACTTTGTAAGCAATTGGGAGTTCGGCTAAAAACAACATAGCTTCTTCATAAGCTTTTTCCCTTTTATTTCTAATTGTTTCAGCAATATCAGTATTTACAAATTCCACTTCATAAGCCTCATCAATAGTATTACTGTTAATACCGAGAATTTCAAAAACATCTTCAAAGACATCACTATTTCCAAATGGTCTTTTTGTATCAAAATAAATGTTGAAACTATCAACATTCTCAATAAATGATTTTATATTTAATTTTTGCAAAGCTATAATGTGTTCAGGTTTTAATTTAAAAAACCTATTCTCAATTGGATTTTCAATTTCTTCAACAGAAGAAACTTGATTGTAATTAATTGTGTTATTTCCAATTGTAGTGAATGATGCATCACCCATTTTAGCATAAGCTGCACAACCATCATAATATTTAACAATATTATCTTTTGCACATTCAGACATTTCTGCAAAAACTTTTGAACCGTTTTTCAAAATAAATTTATAAAGCATATTTTTCATAATTTCTCCTTAAATTGAATTTAATATTTGATTTTTATGGAAATAATAATAATTTTGGTCAATCTCAGCCGAAAGTGTTTTTCTATTAAGCATAAGTCCTGCTTTTGCCAAAGAAAAACTACCGGCAAATGGGTCAAATCCGAAATCACCTTCGTTTGATGAATTTTCCATATAAAATTTAATAAGGTCCAACGGTTTTTCAGTCGGGTGTGTTTTATTGCCTAAAATGTTATCAAAATGATGTATCCTTTTGCTACCGCAATTGTTAATTGCCTTAGCTTTGCCTTTATAAAGGAATAATACAAATTCTGAATTAGGCATATACCAGCGAGAACAATTTGCATTGTTCTTTTCCCAACTTAAAAGATTATGTACCTTAAATCCTGCTTTGATGGCTATATCGTGGAATTCCCATAAGTTAATAAGATTAGAAAATATATAGGTATGAGTACCATTTTTCATCACTCTGAATAACTGTGGAATCCATTCCTTCGAGTTACAATCGTTAAATTCAAAGATTTTACCATCGTTTTTTGAAAGCATACCCTTTGGAGAGTTTTTACCACTGTTACCGCCACTTATTGTTCTGTAAGGTGGGTCAGTAATACAAAAATCAAAGGTTTCATCAGGAATTCGTTTCATAAGTTCAACTGCATCACCGTTATAGAATATTGCTTTCACGCTTTCTAAATGGTTTTGCAAATCATCGTATGATACAAATATATGATTTCTTTGATAGCACCCGACTTCAATTTCAGAATCAGCAGGAACTTCAAAGTCTTTGTGCAATACACAAAGTTCGTTTTTACCGTTATCAGTAAAGAAAGTGTTTTGATAAGAAATATACTTCTTATCCCCTTTTTCTTCTACTGAAATAATTTCAACAACGGAATAAATTCCTTTGTCTACTCTTTTAATCAAAGCTTCTTTACCTTTTTTTGAAATATAACGGTTAATATTACCTCTTATAGATGCCTCCGTATGTTCCGGTAAAGCATCGTAAATTTCAAAAAGTGACATTTGACCGTAATTGGTAAGAAGCTTAATTACTTTTTCTACAATAGTCAAAATTGACTCCTCCTTAAATCAATTTTCGTTTACTAAAACAAAAACGAAACCGTTGCATCTTTCAATTTTGTTGTTTGGATAATCTTCAATAGCTTTTTCAATACTGCTTACAGGCAAATATTTATATACCTTACCCCTTTTTGTAGTAAACTGATATATTTCATTGCCAAAAACAATCGTATCTTTATTTTGCTTTTTTATCTTTTCAACAAAATATTCAAATGCTTTTCTTCTGTTTTTTTCTCTTTCTGTTAAAAACATATTACTCCTTTTCTTTATACAGATTTAAAATTGCTTGTTTTAAATCTTTTTGAGTAGGGCTGTTTTTACTGTTGATGATTATGTCTAATTCTTCATCAGTCCAAGGTAAATCATAATAATATTCAGGTTCAGAATAAAAAGTGATTTCTGTCTGATTACCACTCATTTCCTCGTAAACATATTCGTTTTCAATAGACGGATTCTCATTAGAAGTATTTGAATTAAGTTCTTTGAGAAATTCTTCAAACATTAAACGAACTCTGTCAACAACATAATTTATACCATGAACATTGTCTTTTAAATAAGTACAAATTTCATTGACCTCTTTAACAGCCGTTTTTCTGTTTGAATATTCTTTTTTAAAAGAATATTTTTCTTTCTCATTGTTCCAAATTAATCCACATGGAATAAGAAATGGAAAGCCAAAATCTCCATCAGGATGTAAGTCCATTTCAAATATGTAACGCATTTAATTTTCCTCCAATTTTAAAATCTTTTTATGATTAATTAAATTTTTATTCTTTAATCTTATAAGGGTATGAGGGTTCATAATGTGGTATCCATTACTTACGAAAGCATTTTCAGCATGGAAAATGTTATCGTCATTGTAATTCAAATAAAAATCAAACCATTTTTTACTTTCAAGTTCGTATTTATATTTAAAATCTGAATACCATTTCTTTAAATCATCACTTTTGTAACCGACAATACTTTGGCAAGTACCGTTTCTGTCAAATGTGTATTCTTCCCAAGAAATATTGAAAAGATTATGATGAACCGTAGTAACATTGAATTCCATGGGTTCTTCTCCATAAAGTGACATTTCACATAAAGGAGGAGTTTTAGCAGGTTTTGTGGTTTTTGTTATAAATTTAGGATTATAAATATAATCATCAAATTCTTTTCTGTTCACATGAAACTTCTTCATGCAATCCTCAATCCAGTAATGCCAATTGCTGTATGAAAACATTCCAAAATATTTGTTAAAATATTTAGAATTTTCTCTCAACCATTCCCACGAAAAAAGTATTCCTTTTTTTGCCATGCCAATACCAATGTTATTATCAATGGTTTCTGTGAATAATTCATAATTCTCTATTTCAAGAATGCAAAGTGTAATACCATTTAATATTGGATTATCAGGTGTTAAGTTTTCATCTACCGTAAACCACTTTACATATTTTTCATCAAAACTGATACGAGCAATTATTTGCTCTGTATTAATTTCTTTAAAATAATCAATGCAGTTACCTGTATCAGAAAATACATACTTAACATTTATTGTGTTCATTTCATTCATGACTTTTCCTTCTTTCTTATTTTTCCCACAACTTAATGTTGCGTTCTAAACAGATTTTTCCCAAAACATCTGCTTTTTCTCCCAAATATTTTTCATGTTCTTCTTGTTCTTTTATGTCACGAATATCATATCCTAATTCGTACATAGATTCACATTGTGAACCAAGACTATCATAAACGGCATTATAATATTCGTTTTCTAATTCTTCGTTTGATAGGCTTTCAGCCCATCTTAAAAGTTCTTTTCTTTCGTTTTTCAATAGAAAATTCCCTCCTAAAAAGAGCCATTTGCAAAAAGCAAATGACTCTAATAATAATTAATTATTCCCAAGTATCATCGAAAGAAATTGTATTAAACAAAACAGGTTCTTCAATACCAATTTCTTCAAACTACGGCTTGAAAAATTTTCTGGTAGACTCAGGCGTTGCAAAAGCTTCTTTTTCCTTATCGTTGTAACTCCAAGGAGCACCATAAGGAATAATAATAGCTGTATTATCATTGTCATCATCTGGAACATAGCAAATTAAACAGCCTGTTTCATTCGTGACAACACTTGCAAATACAGCCCAAAAGCCTCTTTGTTCATCAACTTCCAATGCATCAATAATATCAATTTTTCCTGAATTAGATGCTTTTTGATATTGGTCATATACATCATTTTCCTTTAGAATAGATGCACCATGATTTTTGATGAATTCAACTTTTGATTTATCTGAAATACATAAGCAATCTTCATCCCATACTCTGATGTTAAAACCATACCCTGTCATAAACTCACTTTTATCACTTTTGTCGAGAATACTATACATATTATTTTTCCTCCTCATTTGTTTTCACCTGAATATTTGGCTTGTAAAGGTGTACACCAGCCACATAGTTTTCTGTCATTGAACCTGCATCAACATTAGTAAGTGCTTCTTCAAACATTTCTACTCTTGAATCAAGGTAGTCAATTTGAGAAACAATAATTGCCTCAATTGTTGCCGGTTTAACAATAGCGCCATATTCAAGTTCTCCGTGATGAGATGCAATAATATGTTTTAAATTCCTCAACACTTCTTTATCTGTACCAAGTTCATTAGCATAATAACTAACACACTCGATACCGATAAGTGAATGATTGAGTAAGCTTCCGTCAATTGTGTATGTAGCATTTCCAAGACTATCGGTACTAAGTTCTTTAATCTTGCCGATATCGTGAAGAGCACAGCCACAAATAACTAAATCTCTGTTGCAAGAAGGATAAATTGCTGAAAGAATTTCAGCGGCGGCAACCATACGGTATGTATGATAAAGAAGACCACTTAAATATGCATGATGCATTGTTTTAGCAGCAGACCAATACATTAATCTGCTTTTAAGTTCTTCATAGATTTTACAACCTAAATCTGAAACATCTTTGTTTTCAAGATTTTTCAATGTTTTGTAAATGTAATCATACATATCTTTTGCAGGGATAGGTGCGCTGATAACAAAATCAGCTTTATTAATATCTTCATTACAAGGTTTAAATCCTGTGATTTTATATGACGGTGAACCGTTATATTCCTCAACAGAAATATTAAAATCAAGTACCTCCCCAACTTTTGCGCTAAAATCAGCAACAGTCATATTAAAGCACTTAGCTATGATTGCATTATCACCATCAGACAACTTAACATCAAGATAAGCAGAGCCATTTTTGCCTGTTTTTTCATTGATTTCAGTTACCATAAGTGGTGTTTCGTATGTTTTGCCGGTTTCCATTGTTGTAAATTTTGTAATAGTCATAATTTTTTTCTCCTTAAAATTTTAATTTTTTTAATCAACATACTGATAATTGCCATTTCTAATTAGGTCTACAATCTTATTTACAAAGTTTGTAGACGCCAATTCAGAAATATCTTTCTCCTCAATTGGTGAATGAAATGAGTATCCATTTTTGAAATCATAAAAGATATACCACCTGTATTTAGGTTTGCTTTTGTCCTCTATATCTCCAAAATCGACCTCTCTTCCAATGTCGTTGTCAAAATAAGAATTTTGCCAAACAAATTGACCAGATTCAAGATATTCATCATAATCATCGTCATAATCGAATATTCTAATTCTTTCATATCCGGCGAACTCTTTGTGAATACAAGTTGGTTCTACAATAGAAAGCATTGTTTCTTTTTGAAAATAGTACATTTCCATCTTTTCAGTATAATTATCAAGATAATTATACTTATCGTATAAATAGTAGCTGTTTCTCAAAGTCCTTTTGTACTCACGGATTTTGTCACGACAATTTTTAGCTCTCTTATTAGAACTAAACAAACAGAATGTCAACATTTCTTTTGTGATTATTCCTTGCTTAAAATTATTTAAGTATTTTTGTGGAGTTCTCATAATTTTTCCTTTCCGCTTAAATTCTTTTAAATTTATCGACTTCTGGTACAAGTGCTAAGCCTGCTCCATTATCCCAAATGACATGAATTTGTCCTGTATCATCAACAAAATCAACTGTGCCCTTTGTGCTGGGAACAATTGGATGAATATTATCATCCATTTTTATTAGTTCAACTCTTGTGCCTGCAGGATAATCACTAATAATTTGACTGATTTTTATATGATTCATAACTAACTACCTCCTACCGTTACCCATACGGTTAAACAATTTGCTGAGTCAAAATTTTAATGCAAATGTTTATGAATTATGAATCTATTTAAAAGCAGAAATTCTGCTAAAAATAAAAAAGCACCGAAAAACCTTTAGCTCGTGGCTAATAAATTAATCAGTGCGTTATAAAAAATGTATATAAAAAAACAGCAGTATTTCCAAATGGATATACTACTGAATATTACAAAATATAAAATTAAAATATAATAATTACTATAATTATAGTAACGCAAATCTCATGTAATGTCAATAGATTTCCTGCTGCATGCAAGAAAAAAAGAACACCACCGAAGTGATGTTCTTTTGTAAGAATTAATTAGAATATTCCACAATATAAATATCTAAATCCATATTGTAATAATAAGAAGCAAAACTGCTTTCTTTAATAATGATTTTATCAACAATATCCCAATTGCCGCCGGCAAGACCACATCCCATATTTTTAGGAAATGCAATTCTTAATGGTTCTGAAAGATTATATCCATTTTTTTGTGGTATTATTTCAGATAATTGTTTGTAAAAATCTTGTATTGCTTTCTGCAAAGCTTTGTAATCGGTTTGCTGTTTATTCGTGCCAATATTAAGCTGGCCGTAAAGGTTAGCAATATATTTTGGACCACGCCAATCATTTAAACCTTCAAAAGTTTCCGACAAAAAGCAACTACCCAAAAGTTCATCAGGCTTGTGTATTGAAGAATGAGCAATATAGCCATCTTTAACTTCAGGATACATATCAGCTATCTGTTTTGCAAGACCTGCGCCCATTTTTCCTATGCAGTTTACTTGATGGCATACAAAATCATAATATGAACGATTTAGAATGTCACCTTGTTCGGTTATAAATTTTACCGTATTTGACATAATTACCTCCTGTTATTCAGACAACGGTGTTTGTTCATTAGCATACAAAGCTAACTGAATAGCTAAAAACAAAGAACCAAAGTTGTCTGTACCAAAATTATATTCATAAAGAATATTGTCATTGTAATTTTTATCAAATTCTCTTGAAGTGGAAACTAATCGAACGCCACTACAATTATCGTTATCATTACATATATACAAAGTCCGATGATTATTTAATTCCAGTATTGTTTCTTGATACTCTTTATAACAATCACAATTACCGGACAAAAAGTCTTTGATAGCTTTCACTGTATATCTGCGTGCAGTTTTTGTAATTTTAGTAAAAGTTTTAATTTCATTTAATTTTACTAAACGACAAAAACCACTTAACGCACTTAGGTATATTAGTGTTCCTTTTGAATTATCAGATTGGTTTTCCACAACTCTGTACAAAATACCGTTATGTTCAACCAATTGATTTCTTACAAGAAATTCCTGTTTAGGCTTTTCTCTGCTACGGTAACAGCCATTTTCTTTGTTCCAATCACACGATAGACAATGTGTGTCAGAATCAAGACAAGCACTGCAAAGCATTAATGTTTTACCGCAATTAGGACAAATGGTTTTGTAGCCGTCTTTTTTTACATCCCATGCTATTGTTATTTCTTTTTCACAGTTAGGACATGTTTCAGTAATTAACTGTTTCATTTTATTTTCCTTTCCTTCTTATTCTTCGGTATAGATACTTAATTATTTCATCCTTTATTTCTTCAACAGACATATCGGTTGTATTAATTTTCCAACAGCCTATCTTGAAATATTCTGAAATATTTGGATAACCATCTTCAGATAAGTTAAACCCTGCAGTATATTCAATATATCTTCCCATACACGTCTGATTATATTCACAGACATTTTCCGGTGAAATGTGTTCATTGAATATTTCATTTAATTTATCAACAGTTTTCATAATTTCTTTTTTTCTATCATAGAAATTATTAATTTTTTCTGTTGTAAGTTCATTGATTACTTTTCTTTTGTTATTATCCATAAAACCTCCCCTACCACCGAATAAACGGTGGTAGTTATTATGTAATATTATTTAGTTTTACAAGCCTCAATCATATCACTTAATGTAAATATAGGTTTAACAACATTATCATCGTGATATGTCAGATCGTAAGTTACAAAATATTCTTTCTTTTTATTTTTTGTAATGTTTGGAATGCAAAACTTTTTTAATTGAATATTTTGTGCTAAATTCATAGACAAAAGAATTTGATATATTTCGTCCAAATGCACGTACTCATTAGGAGAAATATAATAGATTTTTTCAATATCCGAATAATTCCATACCTTACCTGAAATATCCGTGAATTGACCGTCATACACCCTCTCAGGTGCATTTTCTTTTAAACAATCGACAATTTGTTTTTCTTGTTTTATAGTTAATTCAGCAATTATCGTTTTTGACGATTTGAGAATCAACATATAATATAAATATTTAGAATTCATAGTTTTTCCTTTCTTATTTAGCATTTGGAATAATGATTTTTTCTCGTATTAATTCAATTAAATTTTCAAAAGTAATAAAATCAACATAAGAAGTAGTTTTGTCATCACTATAAAAAATCACTTTTAAAATCAGTCTTTCCAATAACAATACATACATTGATAAGGACAACGTTCTTTTTTGCTAAGTAGCTCAGTTTTTGCAGAACAACATAAACATCCGTGTCTCTGAAAACCAGCATCATCCGGATTCTCCATTTTAAGACCAAGCAGATCCAAATCTTTTTTGCTTAGACAGCCTATTCTTTCAGTTGATACAAGATCATGTTCTGCACAACTTTCAATGCACGCTTTAGGACATTCTTTTTTCCACTGATTTATGATATTATTTGTTGCATCTATATGCTCCTTTTCAGGAGAAAACTTATCTCCATAAGGAGGTGTTAATCCCATATTATGCATTCTTTCTCTTACATGAGGATAACAATCGATAAGACTAACTCGAAATCTATGGAACCCAAGTTCATAGGCTCTCTTAAAAACTTCAGTAGCCGTTACAAGCCCCTTTTTAGTTGGAATAATTGGATCAATTCTAATAACTACACGATCGGCAGGAAAACCACTTTTAATAAGCTTCTGAGCTTGAGAAAGCTGGTTTTCAAACACGGGTATGTTAGGCTCTACGACCGTTTGTCCATATCCTGTACAGCTAATGTGAAAAATCAATTTATCGAAATAAGGAGTTGCCTGTTCAATAACTTTATCTGTTAAGTTTTTTGTTATTAAAATACATCCATCCATTTTATCCAGCTTCTTGGTCCAAGTAAAATCTATTGATGGATCTCCTCTTTCAGTTACACCAATTTTCATTTTATTTTCCTTTCTAAAACAAAGATGCTGAATTAACAGCACCTTTGTTTATTAGAATTAATTAACATTCGTCGCCAAACTCATTAACAAACTTAACGCCTGCTGAACGAAACATTTGAATAATACTGTTTTGAAGCGATTTAGCAACATCGTAGCTGATGTCATTTTCATCGGAATATTCGTTTGGAACTATCTTGCAATCAAACAATGCAGCGTAGGCTTTGATTAATTCCCAACAATCCACTTCAAGTTCATCAACAAGTTCATCAAGTGAGCAGTCCATATTGCCGTTAAATACAACCGGTTCTTTTGGGAGTTCAAGTTCAGCCGAATCTCCAAATACAGCTCTGTTTATATCGTTTTTTGGATAAATAAAGTCTGCATAAGGATTTTCGTTGAGTTTATTTTCGTAAGGGTTCACATCAGAATCAAGTATATCTTTAAGAATCTTTTTAAATCTTTTGTCTGATAATACTTTTACCTTTGGTGTAGTACCATCTAAACGAATTTCAGAAACAGAAGTAATTATTTCACCTTTTGCAGCCTTATCAGCCACAAAAATAAATAATTCTTTCTCACAACTTGCCTCAACATAATATGGTGTACCATACAATCGGTTTATTTTGAACATACCTTCTTTAATTTCTCTTAACATTGAATTAGTCCTCCTAAAATTATTTAATTGTATCTTTGATGTATTCTGCTAACGAAGTAAATACTTCTGTTACTGATGAAGCTGCTTCAATGATTTCACCATGCAGCGGTGACTCAATATCATCAAAAACAAGAATTTCAAACCAATTATTGTTTCCAAAATACAATTTGCCCTTATTTTCGAGTTTACGAAGTTTATTATCATTTTTGATAAATTGACGCATTTCTTTGTAAAACGCACCTGCTCTGTTTTGGTCAACAACAGAAGCAACTTCTTCGTTATTGTCATCAAACAAAGTAGCTCTTACTTCGCCAACAGCGTGGACCTCGTAAACAATGCCGTTATACTTGATTTCACCAAGATAACCTCCGTACCATACGGAATCTTGTCTGTCGAAATCAAGTTCATCAGCCGGAATTAAAACTACATCCTCATCAACATTAACAGTTGGTAATATTGTTTTAATTTCGTTTTTTGTTTTATTAGCCCAATTAGTATACTTATTCATTTTCAGTCTCCTTAATAATTTTTCTCCAATAATGGCTACTGTCAAAGCAGACTTTTTCACCGTTATTATTTATTCTTTCAGAAGTCCAATGGAATGTGCTACGGTTTAGACCTGACAAAAAATTTACGTTACCAAGAATTTCTCTTGCTTTTTCAGCAGTAATTCTTTTCTTTTTGTCATAATCATATTTAATATCATCAAATATTGATTTTACCGGTTCAACATAATAGTAATAAGTTTTACCATAGAATTCATCTATTTGTTCAATATCTTCTTCCGGTACTTCCCATTCTTTAAGAATTTCAATATCCTCTTCTGTTAAGTTTTTATATTTTTTCATATTGCTTATACCTCTTCAACCGACAAGATGCGATATTCACAATCAACACCCAGTCCGTAAATTTTTTTACATTCCTGCACACTGTTGACAACGCATTCTTGCGTTTCCCATTTGCCGAATGTACATTCATCTTTGTATTTGAATACTACCCTTACCATCAATAATCCTCCTTATTCTCTTTGGTAGAATTACTTGAGCTAATCAATTTTAATGTTTCCATATAATCCTTAATAGCATCTTCGATGGTATCATGCATTGTAAATCCGTCCTCAATTCTGTTTTTGTATATAAAGACCGCAAATTTAAACACATGTTTTGAATTTGAATATCCATCACATCCAATCATATCTACAAATTGAATTGTTACATAGTCATTTTCTGTGCCAATAGAGTCATCGTTTTCAGATTCTCTTATGGTTTTACCACCTGAATCTTTCCAATATGTTTCCCAAACGAGATTTTCATTCACTAATTGGTTTCTGAACTCTATACATTTTTCGTATGTATTAAATTTATTTATTAAATCTTCCAATAAATTTTCCTCCTTGTAACCATATTCAGAAACAAAATCATCCGAAAAATCAAGCTCATCACGAAACTCGTTATAAAAGTCTACCGGACCATATTCCATATAGCCACAGTATTTTTCATATTCTTCGTATGAATCAAAGTCATCTTGATTAGCTAAATGGCCAGTCTCAAAAGAACTTAAAGCTTTTTCAAGAATATCTGATTCATCTTTTTCAGTTTCATAAGGAGCTAAGTCCATCAAATACTCATCACTGTTACAACACGGACAACCATTGAATATCTCATATTCAGTATCATCTGTATTATTCAAATCCATAGTAGGATCATAAGCAAACCTGTCAGTAGTTTGCCAATTTCCGTCAATGAGTTCTGATTTTTCTACAATTTTCTTCAAATCATTTTCTGATTTGAATAACTCCATACAATTATTGCATCTAATCATATTAACCTCCATACAAATTTTCAACGCCCGGAATGTTTTTCATAATTGGAATACATTCCTTGCAAAGATTTGCTCTCTCTGCTTTTTGAGTGATTTGAGAATTTATAAATTTTTTATAATACTTTTCCATTTTAGTAAGAGTATTAATTCCTTGAGCAACAAGTTTTAATATCTTTTTTGAATCATCAACTTTAATTGCCTTTAATGTATGCGGATTAATTGGTCTTAAACCATAGTTATTTGGGAGCAATTCTGCTAAAGGTAAATATCCTTCAACAAAATTAGTATTCCAAATAAGATAACATCCGTAAGGAATATGTTCAACAATTTTAAATTCATTGTGGATATTAAATAATTTATTGCTATCAATTATTTTGTTGTTTTCAATATAATATTCATTCATATATTGATGACCTCCTAAGCATTGAGCATTTTTACTGACGATTCTGGGAAAACAATATAATCCTCTGTATTAGCAAATACTTTAGAATATTCATTAGCACCCTCAAACTCATCAACAACGCTTTTTTCTTCTACTGCCATTTCATCATAAGATTTTTTACCGTATGATGGTGGCAGCCAACCTTTTTTCATACATCCATAGATATTGAACTTTTTAAGAAGTTCATCATCCTTGAATGTAATATGAGCTGTTCCTTTTTTGAAGAAATCGACATCAAAATACTTAAATTTACATTTTCTGTTCTGACCTCTCCTCGTGTATGCTTCACAGTAGAAGTCAAGATCGCTTGGTGTTGGATCAGCATCAAAATACATAAATATTTTTTCGATGTCTTTAAGAAATTCTTTTGTTTCGTAATTAATATTCAATCTGCCGCTCCAATCAAAGGCGTTTAAGTAAGGTACTACTATTTTTTTGTTAATGATAAATGCATCGTTTGACTTCCATCCGTTGAAATAATGAACATTCTTTTCACATCCCATAGAATGTTTGTAAGTGAATTTATCAAATAATGCAATTATTGAATCTTCAATCGCCTGTGTTGTCTTTCTTAAAATGTCAAGTCTAACCTCGCAGATATTAGGTATTGAAAATTCATACTTAACAAGTTTTTGAATTTCGTTAAAATATTCTTCTTTTGCAGATGAAGGTAAGCCTTCCATAAAAAATGGCTTATGAAGAAGTTCATACCAATACTTATATCGAACTTCTTCAACATAAGCATTTACAACCTCTGAGAAAGTTGTGTTTTTATCTGCTAAATCATTTTTACCAACTTTTAGTGAAATGATTGGCTTAGATTTAATTGAATAAAGCGGATCATTTTCATTTGCAAATTGATGTGAAATCTTGTCTTTGATAGAGTAATATTCAAAGAATAACTTTTTTCCAAGTTCAATTTCACATTGATATTGAATGACCGGCTGTTTTAACTTGTCATCAATAACAAGTTCATTACATTCATCCGGTATTTCAAACGCTAAATCGTCAATACCCTCATTAAGTTTAGACCAGTCAAACTCATATTTTCTGAGATTAGGAATTGTAACCTTAATAATTACAACTTCCACATCTGTATTTCTTTCAGCATTTTTAAATGCATCCTGAACATACTCGTATGTAGCACCATAATTATCAAGAATTTCCTTCAACTGAATACGACCTTTACTGTACGGATTACGAATTGTTTCTGCATTAAGCAGACATACAATCTGTGAGCCACCATTTTTCTCTGCAAGTCTTATTGCTTTCATAAGGTGTTCATCGCCGTTTGAGAAAGGTGGATTCATAATGATGTAATCATACATTTTTGAGGTACTAAACTTCAAAAAATCATCACCGACAACATTAAAGTTATAATCTTTAAGTATTAATTGAAGATTTTTATCCTGTTCAACGCAATCAATGTTAATGCGTGAATTAGGAAGAGTGTAATACTCATTTTCTTGTCTTCTTTCTTCTTCACGATAATAACGTTCAACAGCATCGTTCAAAATAATTTGTCTGCATTTTTCATCAATATTACCACCTTCGTAATTTCTAAAACACCAAGAAGAATTAAGACAATCATTAGCAATAACAATAAACTTTGCAATGTTACCACTTCCGGCAGACGGTTCAAGAACTGAGCAATCTGATTTGAATCTCATATTACAAATCATTTTTGCTACAAGTTCAGGTGGTGTTGGAAAGAATTCCTTCAAATCATTAAATGTATTCATATTTTTTTCTCCTTTAAATAATTTCTAAATTGTATAAATACTCATCAACCCTTTGCCTTAATGTTCTATCAAAGCAAAGAGTAAGGCATCTATCTTGGTTTTTACATAAACCACAGTAATTACCTTTACAAGCATTTATTTCTTTGTCAGATGCTTTCTTATTCCATATTTCAGGCATAATAAACACCTCCGTTAGTCATTTTCACAAAACAGAGCCATAGACGAATTAAGAGCAATATAATAATGACCGTTACCACAGTCACGATACTCTTCCGAATACCATGCCTTATTTTTATCCGGTTCATATTCAAATGTTACATCGTAATTTACTCTTGCTTGTTTTGTGATTTTTTCTTTGTTATCAAGAGCATTTTGAATTTGCTCTTTGAATAACTTATTTTGCCAACCGAAGTACATAGATTTTGTCTTTACTTCAGACAATTCCCAAATATAAAATGTATTTATACAGATAAGTCCTCTATCATCTTTTGAAGAAAGCAAAAATGGATACTTATCAATAAAAACGCTCATTTTTTGGTTATATTGAGAAATTTCTTCATCTGTTGTATTAGATTTAACAAACGGCATAGTCCAATACAAATCATTGATAAGCATTTTGTCTGAATATGTCATCTTATAAAGATTTTCATAGTCAGCTTTAAGGTCTTGCCATAAGCCTGATTTTTCAAGAGCGTTAATAACACTTTTGATTTTTCTGTGCCATTTCTTGTCTACATCTTTGGCAGTTGGAATTATCATGTCATAACGTTTGAAGAAATCTTCAATGTTATATCTCCAGCCACGATTTCGTTTGCCCTTTGCATATACAAAAGCCGTTGTGTCATTTTCTTTCATAAACCTACACTTTTCACCGGTGTTTTTATCAACACACTGGTATTTGGTATAAGATTTAAGCCGGTTGAATTGTTCAACCTTTTTATCTTTTTCCATATTTACTACCTCCTGTTGTTTGCCCTTACAACCAAACACTTGATGAGCATAAATTTAATTTCAAGTGTTTATTAAAATGGAAAAAATATATAAAAAAACAGAAGTAAAAATATACTTCTGTAGAAAATAAAAAAACACCGATAAACTCTTAACTCGTGGTTAATAAATTTATCGGTGTGCTGTATAAAATTTATATAAAAAAACAGTAGTATCTCCAAGAGGATATACTACTGAATGTTACAAATATAAAATTAAAATATAATAATTACTATAATTATAGTAACGCAAATTTCATCACTTGTCAACTATATTACATAGATAGTTGATATTGATTTTTACTGTTATATTTAGTTTTTGTTTTTGATTTTCTTGGAAGTAATTTAGATGAACCGTCAAGCTTCAAATTATTTGGATTATGTGTTGACAATATCTTTTCTGCTTTAAAATTGTCTCTTTTTGAGCAATACAAACAATTACCGCAGCAAGCATCATCCATACCTAAATCAATATAAGCTTTTTTTGAGGTATCTATGCCATAAGTTTCATAAATCATATCAACAAAATAGCCTCGTTTGTCACTTTGGTCATCAAAATTTACAATTACGTCAAAACCCTCAGCAGTCACAATATTAATTAGACTAAAAATAAATCTTGCATATTCTTGACCGTCAATTAATTTAAAATCAACTTGTGTTTTATATGTAGGCTTTAATGCATCAATAATAACAGATTTGCATTTGCCTTTTAATGCTCTACAAAGGCTTTTAATGGACTTTTGATGAAATTCAACTGTATATTTGTCTGATAAGAATAATGGTGAATAATGCCAATATACCTTATCTGAGCCAACTTTGTCAGACAGTTTCCTTATTGCAAAAAGTATTTCTCTTTTTGTGCCAATGTTTTGTTCTATCGTTTCATCATAAGGGCTTAAATAAATATCATAAACACACTTGTAATTAAGATATTGAAGTGAACTTACTTTGTTTAAAAGTGGAATCGGATTTCGCGTTTTAAATACAACACAATCCACATTTTGTGGTGTGAAGTCTACTGCTTTTTCAGTGCCGTTCTTAGCCGGTCTACTTATTCTACCGTTTGTTAAACGATTAAACACCCAATCTGAATAATTCAACATTAAATCGCATTTATTACTTACAAGAAGAACCATTTTCAACCTCTTTTTCTTTAAAATATTTATTTATGAGTATTGAATATATGTAGCTTAAATTGTTTTTATCAAGATTATTTTCTTCAAAATATTCGTTAATCATCTTATAAAACTTGTTTTCATTTTTTTCGTCTTTGGTTTTAGCTGCCATATATTCTTTTATATGTTTAGGACTTTCTAAACAATAATTTAAAGCGTTACCGAGTTTTAATACATTATAATTAAACATAACTAAACCGGTTTTCATAGTTTCACTATACTCAAAATTTGCTACGGGCTTATTGTTTAAACACAATAAGCCCTTATAAAAATTACCGTTATATCTATTGTCAATTTCAATATTTGAAACCGACATTTCATCAATTATTGACATACTTTCTCCTTAATCTATTACAACATTATCAGGATTTATAACGCCGTTAGCCAATACAATTTGTTTTACTTTTTCGTTAGGGCAATGAATAATAACAGTATTATTTATTTTAAATAAGTTTTTGTTATCTTTTGCTATAACAATATTTTCAGGCAGATAAATATCTTTCAACGAAGTTGCTCTGTAACACAATGGCTTGTCGTTATAAACAAAAAAAACGAATTTATCATTAGATTTGAATCTTAGCGTTTCAATAGAGTCTGAATATATATAATCCATAATTGTTTTAAAATTTTTGCCATAAGTTATGTTTTTAACAATACTGGATTTACTTAAAAATGGGGAAACAAATGTATTATTTGTAAATTTATCAGGAACATTAATATTAACAACATTTCCTAAATAAGATCGACCATTATCTGCATAATAACCAGTATAGCCATCAGGCACACCTTTACAATATTTAAAACTATCATTTTGCAAGAAATCAATATTATCTATTGTAGGTTTAGCCGTTCCATTGTTAAATCCTGCAAAACTTTCAATATTAACTGTATTAGCGATATTAATATTTTTCAAATTTTTAGCATCAGCAATTTCTAAAAACGGTGCAGATACATTTCCTTTGATTTCAAGGTCAGTAATTGGGAGTCCTGATATTACAAGACCGATTGGGAAATTGACATCTTCATCAATTATTAACTTGTTAATAGTATTAGAATTATTTGTTTTAAGCATATTGAACTCATCATGAACGTCATCATAGACAGTTTCTGAGTAATTATCATAATCATCACAATTAGATAAGTACATAGCTATATAATCCCAAGACAAATCGTAATCAGCCCAATCAGAATTTTCAATAACATTACCCTTACCATTTAAAACACCGACACCCGAATCATATAATGTAAATTTAACATTATCATCTGCGGTTGCCGATAAGTCACCTACAATTAGAGGCTTACCATAATCAACATTGCTACCGGAATTACCTCCACTTGTATTACCACCACTGGAATTACCTCCACTGTTATTTAAGCCACCAGAGTCAGGTAAACCTTTTATTAAATTAGTTATAGAACTTTTGACAACACTATTATTATTTATGCTTAATCCTGCCGTAACACCGATAATAGATATAATTACAAGTGCTACTATAATAACTTTGCCAAACTCTTTAATTATATTTTTCATTTTTTATTCTCCCTATTTTTGATTCGTTATTAATTCAATGTTAGTTACAATGCCATTCTCAGCCGTTACTTTTAGTTCGTTATAATTTTTGTCTGTATATACCGAAAAGTGGTCACTCTTAAATTCTGCTTTAGGCATATTTTTTAATAAATAATCGAAATTATATCCTACTGAAATTGATTCAGTACCATTTAATACAGGGATTGAAGCAATAGCAGTGTTTGCTGACACACCAAGAATTTCACATTCGGTTGTTTTTTTAGCGCTGAGTTTTGAGTTGTAAAATAAAATTTTTATAGTCTGTCCGTTTATTGTGCCGGTAATCCAAGTCTCAGTTGTTCCGTCAACTTTATCTTTTGCGTTTGAATTATACATGAATTCAAATTCTGTTTGCTTTTTGAATTTATCAAAAGAACATGGAAAAGTGATTGTGTTTCCTGCAATGATTGCTTTATTGTAATTTTCGGTTTCAGATGAAACAATTTTTTCAGGGTCCTTTGTTGTAGTTTCCTTAGTAGTAGTTTCATCTTCATCGGTTGTATCATCACTTTCTGTTGACATTGTTGGATCAACCTGAGTTACATACATATTGTTTTTTGTATTGCTTACAGTCTTGAATTTCTTTGAAGCAAAATTAACGACAAGTGTAAGTGCAATTCCGATTACAATGCCTATAAAAGAAAATTTAAGACAAGCTGATGCTTTCTTAGGTGTTTTTTTCTTTTTTGCTATGTAATAAATAATACCAACAAGTGGTATTAACATTGACAAAATACATAAACCACCACTTTGAACATCTATTTCCGATTCTTGTGTTTCTCGGACAATCGGTTCATCTTTCTTTTCATTTACTGTGCCGGCTTTCTTTTGTTCTTCAAGCAGTCGGACCATTTTTTCCATTTCGGTTTCTTGTTTGGATTCATTTGTTTCATTGTTATTCAAATTTTTATCGTCCATAATTTTTTCCTTTCAGTTAATAATTAATCTTCCGGTGATGGTATCGAATGTAAAAGTTCATATATATTTTCTTTTAAAGGGTTATCACCGGCTGTCATAGAAACAATTATTCCTATTAAAGAAATAACTGATAACACTACAAGTATTACTGTTCCTTGTTCTTGTACAATTTTTTTCACTTATATCCCCTCTTGTTTTTTATAAAATCATTTACATTTATAAATTAAAATGATAAACTTAACAAGGATACCAAGAGTAAAGTTTTCATGTACTAATCTCCTTTCAGAAAGGAGAAACTTATGAAAAACTATTTAAGTATTGTTTTAATTTACTTACAAATTGCTGTTGTGATAATTAAAACTTTACAATTATTTGTAATAAGATAATCAATTTTCCTTGAACTTGCCTAATATGGTTAATGCTTATTCTTCAAAAATAGCTCTTGGTATCTGTTCCATTACCAATTTAGCAAATTGTGTATTTACACTTATTGCTAAATATGATAAACTTAATAAGGATACCAAGAGCATAATTTTCATGTACTTATCTCCTTTCAACTATTAAGAAAGGAATTATTTATTATGAAAGAATATTTAGAAGTAATCAGTAATTATTTAATGATAGCTACGATGATTATTACAATATTAAAATCAATATTGTAATTTAATGTGCCATATTCTTCAAAATTACTCTTGGTATCTATGAGATTTTTCAACCTCTATATTATTTATCGCGAATATTTCAAAAAAATTTAAAAATAATCGAAATATTCACAAAAAGTTAATTGTTTTTTGTTTGCACCGTAAAAATGAGTAACGGTGCTATTTTTGTGCTGTTTTTGTGCTATTTTTATGCAAATTTTGTGGCATCAACAAAAATTTTTGTTATACTTGATTTGTAATTTGTTCCGTCTTTGAATAGGTCTGCTACTGCTTGGTTTTCACAGTAGATTGTCAAGTTTGGTGCAATTGTATAAAAAGAATAAATATCAATACTTTTTCAATAAAATCTTCACAAAATACTATCATTCAAATTTATTATCGCGCATATAATTTTTAAATTAAAAAACAAAAAAGCCACAAGAAATAATCTTGTGGCTAAAATTTGCAAAAAAATAGAGCCAGATTAATCCGACTCTATCAAGTATATATCCGAAAACATATACCCCAATTAATTATATATTTTTCTTAACAAAATCAATATATCGTAAAAAACTTTAATAGAAAAAGCAATTCCAATAAGTAAAAAAATTGTTTTAAATGCCGTGCTGGGAATAATCTTACCCTTTGCAGTTTTGTAAGTTATTTGTTTCGGGAATAATGTCTTACATCTTCATAGTATTTTTCCAATTTACTAATAATATTTGACAAATTTCTGTCCTCGTCGGTGTTGAAAAGATATTGAGCAATAATTCTTGGAATTATAATAGTTGTCGAAAGAAGCTCAATAAGTGGCGGAAGCAATAATATAAATAGAATTGCATCTCTAAATATAATATATAAAATCAAGCAAACTATAAGTGATAATACAAATACCACATAAGACACAATAAATATTTGCCTAAATAAATCATAATATTCTTTTTTTCTTGGTTTATTATCGTCAAAGGATGACTCAACTCGATTTACATAATGGATAAGTAGTTTAGAAAAGCCTTTGTTTGCCTCGTTTAGATATTTGTTATCGTCTAAAGTTTCTTCATCTCTAATTCTTTCTGCATCAGAAAGGCACGACAAAGCTACACCAATTTCATCTTTTTTCATAAATTGTTAATTATCCTCTTAGTTCATATTCATACAATGTATTTTCTAACAAAAATCCGAATTTGGTTTCTATAAATCTTTTTGCTACAGCGGTTTTTGGTGCGCCAAAATATTTAGAAACATTATTTAATATTTCATTATTAGATAACTTTTCTTCACGTTGTTTATTAACATAATCAATAAAATCAGATGTTGGCATCATCAATTCGGCAGCAAATTTATTAGCTCTAACTTCAGAAGGATTGTCACCACTTTCATTAGTATCATAAGCACTATAAAAACTACTACGATTAGGACAATCAAAAATCCAATGAGCAATCTCATGAGCAATAGCAAATCTTTGATGTTCAACACTATCATACTTATTTACTGCCACTACCCTATTAGTATTAAATTGTTTTTTTATTTTATCATCAACAGCTATAAAAGCTGAAACATTCGGTTGTAAAGCTTTAGAAGAATAAAGAGTAAATCCCATTGATTTTAATATATTTTCAACCAAAACAGGATAATTGTAATTTCCAAGTCTGTCTAACAGTTTAGCTACGACCTCTTTAATATTATTATCTTCCTTATATGATTCATTAAGTGATTTAATAAAATCATTTGTTAAACCGTATCTAATTGTTTCAAGCAT